ATGGTGAGAAAAATATTCCACCTCTACTTAAAAGAAAAAGATAAACATAGATATTACGGCAGCTTACAGGCGTTATTCAATCATTTCAAAAATTTAGGAGTGTCAAAATTTACCATTGATCGGTATGATTTTACAGAACCTTTTGAAAATGAGAAAGTGATAATAAGGAAGGGGCAATTTTTAACAACGGGTGATGTAAAAGGAAAGGAGGAGAATATATGAGCTATCCTATTTTATTTACAGGCGATATGGTCAAAGCAATTTTAGCAGATCGTAAAACTCAAACGAGGCCAATTATTAAACCACAGCCGATTGACAATACAGAAATTGATGGTAATTTTTTTGAAGGTACTCATAAAGGCTATGTCAAAGTTGATGGTCATTCAAATTGGCAAGAGCAATTTTCTTTTGAGTTTTGCAAATATGGAAAAGTAGGCGATATTCTTTGGGTTAAAGAAACTTTTCAATATGTTGATTTTGCAGGAGAAGATAATGGTTATGTTTACCGTGCCACTGATCCTGATTGGGAAACTATGGAGGAATGGACGTGGAAGCCGTCAATATTTATGCCTAAAAAAGCATGCAGATTATTTTTGGAAATAACAGATATAAGAGTTGAAAGGTTGAAGGACATAAGCATAGATGACGCTTGTGAAGAAGGAATAGAATATTGCAATGTTGATACGGAAGCTTTTGAAGGGGGAGAATTGATTGCAGATTATAAAAATTATATGTGGAAAGATGATGAAAATTACGAAGATTATTATTTCCCTTATTATGCGGACCCCTTAAACTCTTTTAAATCTCTTTGGCAATCAATAAATGGTAAAGAAAGTTGGAATGAAAATACATGGGTATGGGTAATATCTTTCAAACGGACGGAATGTCCTAAAGGATTTATTTAATAGTTTTAAGGTTTGCAAATTAAACAAGGTCTCAGCCCGGCATTAATTGCTTCTTCCCTTGTAGCAAAGGTTGTGATGTTTGCAAATTTGTTTTTATGAGTGTCATGAAAAACATAAGCGCCCAGTCTTGCAAAGTAGTTTTTATTTTGCACTGATACATCCATATCCGTTCTTTCAATGCCTAAAATCTTTCTTACCATAGGAGCCTGTTCTTTTGTTATACGATGTTCAAATGCTTCAGCACCGCTAAAAGGCATATCGGAATAAGCAAAAGTAAAAACCTGCATAAAGCCTTCGCCTATCAAAGAAAAATATTCTGTATTATAATCAACTTTTTCCCACCATGTGTGGCTGTCTGCTTCGTTGCTGTGCATCAATAGCATTATGGATTTCCGCATTGAATTGTTCATGTAAAATTCATCAGCCGAATGAGCAATTTCTGCACTCACAGTAGTTTGCGCCTCTGCCGGATACTTCACTAAATCATTGTCAATAAAAATGCTGCCAATACCCGGATAAAATACACCTAAAGTATACTTTCTGCCGTTTATCATTCCTAAAAGCGGTTCCGGTGCTTGACTCTCTGTATGCTGTCTTTTTTCGTAGGTGACGTTTAGGTTATCCCATCCTATTTCCACCGGCGCATTGGGCAACTTAAGTTTTTCCCAGGGGAACATAATTTTGTCTAATGCTTCTTTGACAATCTGTTGCTGCTGCTCGGTGCCAGTAAGATTCCACGTGTTTTGATAAATCATTATTTAATTTTTATTATTTCTGCTCGTATTCTTCACCCTCTGCAAACGTTATCAGAAGTTTTTTCATGAGTAAATTAGTTTTCCCTTTCAATTGACTGTGTTTTTAAAATTCTCCCGCATGTTTATCGCAAGCATAGACAACACCAACATTATTGCCGTAATTTATTGCCCATGTTGGATGATTTTTACAAGGTGCATCACCGTCTTGATATGAACCGCATCCACACTTATAACCAGTCATTCCTACTGTGTTTAAGGGATAGATCCCTATAGGCATTTTTTCTAAAAACTCACTTGCTTTTGAAACAAAAAAAATTTCTGAATACTTTTTCATAATAGTAACTGCATTAGTTTTCCCATCCCGTTGGTATTGTTGCATTATTAACATTCGTTGCCCATGTAGTGCTTGCACCAAAAAGTGAACAGGTCAACTTAGTAAATGAGTAAAGATTATAAGTTCCAACAAGTTGAAAGTTCTGCTTCACATGTTGTCCAATCATTACAACTGGTATTTTATTACCTTCCAACTTATTATCTTCGTCAAAAAGAACTACTAACATACTGTTGTGAGTCATAGCCCAATCAATGTACGGTTTGAAGTGCAACTTTAACCATGCGTCACCTTGCTGAATTGTGCCATCATGCATGTCATCAATCATGTTAGGTGTCACACATATAACAGGAGGCATAGCAAGCATTTTCACAGTGTCTTTTAGTGCATCATCTAAAAGATAAAACGGCCTGTTTTTGGAAGTTGGAACTTGTGAAAATATAGTAGTTGGATTGTGCTTTTCTCGATAGTAACCGGATGAACATATTGTACTGCCAATAGAAGGAAGTCCTTCTGAATACCAACGGAAATCAACTCCTTTGGCTGCTAATTGATTATAAATAGTTGTTCCGATTTTTGGTGTGCCGTCTATGCAGTTGTCATTAGTAATTCCCTGAGTGCTGCCGGAGAACCAAGCAATGTAGTTCGGGTACGAAGGGTGTGTAACACCATGCGCATTAGTGAAAAGAGTGCCTTTAGCTATAAGTGAATTAATATAGGGTGCATTACTACTTCCTACAATGTTGCTATAAGCTTTATTTTCAAACCAGACATAAATAATATGGTCAGGTCTTGTAGGTGCTTGTACGAGTGCCGAAGTTAGTATGGCTTTTCTCCATGATATTGATGGCAATTGCTTGCTGCATGAAATTAAAATCAGTAGGAAAGGGAGTAATTTTTTCATTTTTATTTTGTTTAGTCTAGTCTATTAATAGGTTTAATTCACTTTCCACCTTGTCTAAGTATATAAAATAATTTTTGCTAAACTGGATAAAAAAACTTTGATTTCGTAATTCATTTATATGAAATTCAACTAACTCTTTGCTTCCAAACTTCTGCAATAATCTTTCTGCCCGGGCTTTCGGTTCTTCATCAGGCATACCCCTATAACATTCAAGAAATGACATTTCTTTCTATTATTAACCGGAATCTATAATTAATAGCCCGTGTTTTAAATAGATACCATGTACTTATATTATTTCCAGGTAGCAGTATTTTCTCTCCCGTGTAAGTATCGAGTAAGTAAATTTTAAAAACAGAAGGTACATTGTTAGCAATGGCTCTAATCCAATAATGCTCCCTTAATAACCGGTAAGTATTAAGCTGTATCGTATCTGGAAGGTATTGCCGATACTCTTTAGACAGATACTTAAAAGCATCATTGTGATATATTGCCAGATGATCATATCCACTCCATGTTTTAATTTCATCAGCACTTGTAATTGAATTGCTAAGTGTATCGCTTAAATGAAGCTCAGCGTAATCTGCTCTCGCCTCGATGTAATTAGAACTGTCAAAAAGCAGCCATAGACTTATACGAGTGCTTTGCTGATATATTGGATATAATGTACTTAGACTTCTGTATTCTGAAATTTTAGTGTCAGGTTCAGTCAAAGGTTCTATTGCTGCTTTGGTGCAGGAAGTAAAAATTAAAATTAAAATTAAAAGCAGAAGTTTATTCATTTGTGGTTAACTGAAATATAATTCAGCCTCTCTTTTTCGTCTCGCAAGTAATACGGGCTTATCTCCCGCAAACTTCCACATCTCAAAAGCTTTTATTATAAGCACGTCGTTCTGATTTACGTTTACCCTTCTTAATACAGTAGAGCCTTTGAAACTTTGTATGCCTATATTATAACATAATGAGGTAAGAGCATCAAACTGGTTCTGATTAATAGTATCTACAGTATTGCTCCATACAGCTTTTTCATAAGCATGTAATACAGTTCTAAATAATGATTTTGCCCTCTCTTTTGTGATGGCCTTATCTTTCATTGTTACCCTTATGCCATTCTCGTAAAATGTATTCCCAATGCCGATTGTGGGTATATGGACACTATCCAAATAAGGCTTTAATCTTAATCCTTCTTCATTAATAAGAAAAGAAATGCCTTTTTCTGACATTGCTTTTATTTCGGCGCAGGGTACTATTATTTTTGATGTTGCCATAGAAAAAATATTTTACCTTTGTTGTTCGGGATGGAGAAGCGGTATCTCGAAGGTCTCATAAGCCTTAGTCACGGGTTCAATTCCCGTTCCCGCAACTGGGAAGCAAGCCCGGCGCTTAAATTGAAGCCATTCTTTCCGAAGGATGGCTTTTTTTTTATTACTTACCACAACTGATCTGTTGTAAAATCTAAGCAGCTTCCTTTTCTTCCATGTCTCCTTTAACTTTATCCTGGAAAACATATTCGATTAAGGAAATCACAACAGCTACTTTAGTTCCTGCTGGCGCAAGTATAACAGCTAAAATACTTGCTGCTGCATGTGAAAGCGTTGCCCATATTTTACCATCATCTTTTTTGCTGGCAAAATAAGCCTGAAGATTTTTTATTGTTGTTTCTAAGTCTGGACTATTAATACCTTCAGCAATGTTTAATGCTAATGAAACTTTTGTAAGACCGTCAAACAGTTTTTCTACTGGTAAATCAGGATATTTTTTTGTAAGGAAATCAATAATAAAATCAGGTGCTGCATCTCTGAATTTATTTATCGCTGCAAAAACCGCAGAGCCATGCAGCATCGCATTTTGAACTTCAGGGCTAAGTTTGACCCATGTTTTTTTTGCTGAATTAAAAAGACTGGAAAACACGTCACCGATTTTTGATAAGAATTTGTCTAAGAACATAATATTTGATTTTTAAGTGTTAATAAAAAGATATCCTATAACCGCAAGGACTATAAGCAATAATGTGATTTTAATTTTGTCTAAAGTTGTCATGACTCTCTTAAAGAATTAATTTTTTTCCCTTCTTCGTTCATAGCTTCTGCCTCCCGCTTTGCTTCCACTATAGGTTCGGAATGTTCATACGAGGACAGTTTTACCGGAGGTAATGGAATTGCAAAAGCAGCGATTGCAATGGCCATCACCATACGAGGCACATCAAAATCACCTTCATAAGCGGATGAGAAAGCGATAACGCCGGCTGCGACCTGACCAAGTATCGTCCAGTTTTTACCCCTTGCTTCCTGCGATAAAAAAGCTCCCATGGCAAGGCATCCGGCAACAATAAGAGCTTTACTATTCCATTCGTGCGAAGGGGTTAAAAGCATTGGAGCTAAGGCAGTAAAAGTGGCCGTTACTGCTCCTGAAATAAGTACCTTATACTTTGACCAGAATGTTTGTACCATAATTTTTATTTTTTTATTTTATAGAAAGCCAGTTCGTTATTTAATTTTTGTATCTGAATTTTTATGTCATTCAATTCTTTTAAAGTAGATTCCTTATCTTTTGTTACTTCTTCAATTGCTGTTACCTGCTTATCACTAACTATAATCAATTTTTCATACGCTGAAGTGATCCTTTCTATTTCTTTATTTAGTCTGGTTATTGTTGCCTCAGCAGTTGCATTTTCAATTGCTCTTAATTTAGCCGTAGACTCTTTTAACGTGACATCTCTTTGTTGTTTGCCAGTATAATCCTTATACAAATATCCTATAGCTCCCAATATGGCAGTAAATCCCGCTGATGCCCAAGCCATAAAAGAACCGTCATGGTATTGATTATCACTCATTTTATATTGGATTATTTTCCGCTTCCCTGATAGTCATTACTTTTAGTAGAGATGTTGAACCCTGCAAAAATATTGGTATTCCATTCTCATCTTTTGTTACTATTCCCCTGCCGTGCAAGTATAAAACCTTTACGTCATCACCACGGTACATTCTATACTTTATATCATAGTTTTTACCTTCAACCGTTGCTCCATAGACAGCGTTATTTATAATTTCTACATCTTCTTCCCAAATTTTATTTATAATGTCACCAAGATCAAACTCCAATTCAAAATCTGCATGTGTAATTTTTTTATATCCATCACTTGCCTTTACTTTTCCTGTTTTTATATTTAATACCCAACTGCTGTGGTTACCAATTTCCTCTCCTTTGTCAACGATAGAAAGTTTAAATTTTATTAAGTCAATTTCTTTTTCACATTGTATTTTAAATTCAACTTCCTTAATCATATCACGCATCGCAGCAATATAAAAAGCCCGGCCATAATAAAATTTCTTTCTAAGTATTAATTCAATAGGAAATTCTTTACCATGGTTATTAATAGCAAATAAATTAAAGGTTTTACTCTCGAGTGGCTTACCTATCATTCTTTTTATTCCTTCGTTATGAGCTTGCTTAAATCTTTCTGGTATTATTCTATCAAGATTATTTCCACGCCATTCTATTTCATTATATCCGAATAATTTCTCTGCCTCTTTGTTAACACTTGAAACTATACCACGCTCATCTGTCACTATTTTTGGATATGCTGATTCTTCGAAACTGCATACCTTTTCTTCTATAATTTCAATTGATTGATTTCTTAGGAACGGAATAAACTTCTTGATTTTTACTGAACTTAAGCTTATTGCAATATTTATAACTAAGGCTACACCTATCAAAATTTGAATAAGTGAATTAGCTACTGGTAATATTGGTATTTCAAGTATATTCATTTTACCGTATTATGGCCGTTGAACTTGTTTGTACTTGTATCGTGCTGTAATTAATATTTTCTACAGTTATATCCCGGCTTACCTCTGCGCTTAATCCGTTGCTGTCAATAACTTTTGCTATTATTGTATATGCACCTCTGTTTACTTTTGTCCAGGTGAAAGTATAAGGCGAAGCGTAGTCTTTATACAGCAAGGTTGATCCATTATAAAATTCTACCCTGCTAACTGTTTTACCACTGTAGGCACTAGCGTTGACACTCATGACCACAGTTGCCCACTTTTTATAAATTTGATTGTTTGAAGGCTGGATAAATTCTATAGTAGGAGGAATATTAATTACGGGTGCATTAACAGTTATTAATGAAGTTGATGATACCGTTACTCCTGCCCGGTTGTCTGTCGCTTCGGCTCTGAGAGGATATGTTCCCGCAAGCAGTCCTGTAACACTTAGTGTGTACGGGGCTGTAGTATCAGGCGACTGTCCTAAATGCACGTCACCGTAATAAAAATCAACTCTTGCTATAGCTCCATCAGGGTCGCTTGCTGTTGCACTTATTGTAAAATTGGCCGGCGCGGTAAATGTTGCATTATTTACAGGCGAGGTTATCGCTACTGTGGGAAGCTGATTAATTACAACCGGATTTACAATGAATGGTACGATTGTACTGGTTGTTATGCTGCCGACATTATCTGCAGCAACAGCCGTTATACTGTAATTTCCTGCAATAATACCACTCCAAATAAAAGAGTATGGCGCTGTACTGTCTGAATACAATAAGCTGTCAAGATTGTAAAAATCTACTTTTTTTATTGTCCCGTCTGCATCACTTGCCGTCGCAGATATTGTAACATCTGCAGGTTCGGTATATACTGCATCTGCCGAAGGGGATGTTATACTTACAACGGGTGGCACATCCGGTACATATACCGTAATGGCAGAAGTATTGGAGCTTGTAACAGCTCCGCTATTGTCCGTTGCTTTGGCCGTAACATTATAGGTTCCCGCCGGAGGGTTATTCCATGTAAAACCATAAGGGCTTGTTGTATCAGTTTTAAGCAAACTCGAGCCGGCATAAAAAGAAACAGATTTTATGGTGCCGTCGCTGTCAGATGCGGTTGCTGCAATGTCAATGGAAGCTGGAACAGCATACAAATCTCCGCTCACGGGTGCAGTTAATTCTACAACTGGTTTTTTGTTTACTACAGCACTTTTAACAACTGTAGAAACTGCGCCGGAGGTAGTTATCAAACCTGAGTTGTCATAAGCTTTTGCAGTTATAGAATAAGTACCTGCCGGTACACTTAGCCAATCCCATAGATATGGTGCAGCGAATTCCGTACGCAATAAACCGCCACCATTATAAAACTCCACTTTAGTTATTGTACCACCTGCATCGCTTGCATTTGCTGAAATTCGTATCGTAGCGGGTGCCGTATATGTTTGGTTTATTGCAGGGCTGGTTAAAGACACCGTTGGGTAAGAAGCGGCCGCTTTTACAGTAATGGAAGAAATATTTGAAGTCGTTATTGCTCCTAAGTTATCGGTGGCTTTAGCGGTAATGTTATAGTTCCCTGCTGCAACGCCGCTCCATGTATAAGTGTATGGACTTGCTGCGTCTGTATTAAGCAGGGTGCTGCCATTATAAAAAGAAACACTTGCAATTGTGCCATCCCCGTCAAAGGCGTTAGCACTGATTGTTATACTTGCAGGGGCTGTAAAAATTGAGCCTGTAACAGGTGCCGTAAGATCCACCGACGGCGGTGCATTTAATGAAGGGCTTGTAGCTACAGAAACCGTTACAGTTCCTGATGTTGTGGTTAAATTTTGACTATCAAAAGCTTTAGCGGTAAGGCTATAAGTACCTACTGCCACACTATTCCAGGTGTAGGTATAAGGAGCTGTTAAGTCTGAATAAACTAGGGTGGTGCCGTTATAAAATTCAACCTTAGTTATTGTACCGTCCGGATCACTGGCTGAAGCAGATAGTACAATAGTTCCCGGAGCCGTAAATTGGTCATTATTTGCCGGGCTTGTCATACTTACAACGGGCGGTACAGGCGTAGCTGACACTGTAACAGTGGTAGCCGAAGTGGAAGAAATAGCTCCTAAATTATCGGTGGCCTTAGCAGTAATATTATAACTTCCCACCGGAACAGATGCCCATGTATATGAGTACGGGCTTGTGACATCAGTATAAAGCAGAGCACCACCATTATAAAACTCCACTTTAGTTATAGTTCCATCAGCATCAGAAGCGGTTGCTGTTAAAGGAATTGACGCCGGTGCTGTAAACTGCGCACCATTAACCGGCCCTGTAAGTGAAATCGCGGGAGCAGTATTACCTGCAGCCAGTACCGTTATGGTTATGCTTCCTGAAGTTGTTGTTAGTCCTGAATTATCATAAGCTTTGGCAGTTATCTGGTATGTTCCCGCCGTTGGATTTACCCAATTATACGCATAAGGGGCCGTGGTCACTGAGCCTATTAATGTAGTGCTTCTGTAAAACTCAACTTTACTTATGGTCCCATCAGGGTCACTTGCAGATGCAGCAAGTGCAACTGTAGCGGGGGCGGTAAATGTGGCATTGTTAAGCGGACTTGTTATGCTTACAACCGGACTTTGTGCAGGCGGCGGTGTACTTCCTCTAACTATTCCTGTATCTCTAAATAGAATTGCCGAACCATAAGGTTTTATATTGATCGTATCATATAAATATTTTGTTCCTCTTATGTCTTTGTAATGCTTACCAGAAAGAGTGAACCTTTTATTTATTTCTGAAGGGTTGATTAGAAATAAAACAGAAGTGTCAGAAGTATATTGCGAAGTATAGGTAACAGGTGCAACTTTGGTGTGATCGTCTTGTGTCACGGCAGATTGCCATGATGAAACACTAAAAGCATAAGGACTATAATCAGCATGAACAACATCTCCCAAATTTAGCGGGGTAGCATAATAGTTAGAGTCGACCCTTCCAAGTGCATTCATTTCTGTGGCAGTTAACTGCGCCATTCCCATGGCCTTTTGCTTGAAAGGAGAGTACAAAATATTACCCGTAATCCTGTTGTACAAGTATGTGTCGCCTAAGCCATCATCTGCGAAATATATCCCATTTGAAGTGTTGTAGGTAGTGTTATTAATTATTGTATCACGTTGCGTTCCATGAGGATATATGGCCCGGAAAGGTATATTAAAGACGGTGTTGCCGTCCCATTTTATATTCCGTGCGCCATCATCTCCGTAAAGACCTACCACTTGTTTGTATGTAGTTCCCGTACCCTCGGGTACACCAATTCCGTTACCCACTATATTGCCTGATACTTCAGCGCTGATAATAGAATTGCCCCGTGTATAAATTCCGCCGCCATCGTCTTTTGCAAAACCAAACGTATCGACAAAATTATTTAATACTTTGGTGCCTGTTGTCGATGTAAACATGATACCCATGTAACCGGAATTGATAACATGATTATACTGAACCAGGTTATTGGCTCCATCGAAATAAATTCCTTTATAACTACTGCTTCCGTTTTCACCCATTCCGGGTATTGCCCCTGAATTTCTGATATAATTTCTTAATACTTTCCCGTTAGTGATATTAAGATATAATCCGTAGCTAAGACTGTTTAATATAGTATCGTTTTGAATTATTATATTTCCTCCATTGCTTACATTAATACCTCTTGTGCCGGAGCCATTGATGATGCAATTATTAATTTCAAAACCACCTGACGATACACTGCTGATATTTATTGTGTAATCATTAGCACAGCGAAATTCAAGGTCTCTGACTTTTATGAAACTATACGAACTGGAAGTAAATAATGAATTTAGCGAGGCCACGCCAACACCGGAAGGCGATGAAGCAGAGTATAAGCTTAGCTTTTTAGTGCCTGGATTATAGTACCACTCGCCTTGCTGATCAAGGGTAAGCAAGCTGCCTTGAATCCAATAACCTTTTGAATAAGGCACCCGTGTGTCCCCCGGATCAAGAGTATAAGTTATTTTGGAACCCAGGGTGCTGCTATAAGTATGGGAAGTTATAGAATCAACTTCCAATATCCAATGCAATTTCCTCAGAACTACCCGCGCTCCCGCCCAGGAAGGTGAGGCCGGTAAATTGTTATCGTAAAAAGTACCTGCTGTTGCATTATCCCATTTCAGGTAACCTTTGAGTGTGTCACTCAAATTTGGCCAGCGACCTATCGGCAAAATATTCCCGTTCTGAAAAACGATCTTCGGTTTAATATTTATTATAGTGGAACTTTCCCAAACATTTGGTTTTGCAGAATTAGGTACGGTCCATCCTGAAAGCGGAATAAGCGAGGTTATTATAGGTCTCGGGCCAGTGCCATAGCTGCCTATAACTATTGGTGCAGCGGCTAATCCGGACTTCTTAACCGTAATCGCCGCTCCCGAAAAAGTCTCGCCACGCTTAAAAAGAACACTGTCACCAGGCAGAAGACTTGCAAAAAAGGTATTAAGTTTAGCAACGGTTTTCCAGGGTGTAGAAGGACTTTTAGCCTGGGTCGATGTACGGTTGTCGTCTCCGCTTATATCGCTGAAATAATAAGCAGTTGCGAAGCTTTCCCTTGCAATGAACAGAGATAAAATTATTAATAGTTTTTTCATTATTGTTCTGCGTTATTCGTAATTGGCGGGATTAAAGCCGGAATTGTTATTGCATTTGTGCTGTCACCAATGAGAATTGAATTGTCATTGTCTTTCATTCCTGTGAATATCCTTCCATCAAAAAATATTTTCTTTTTGCTTATAACATTGATCACACTATCGAAATATTGCCTTGTTACAAATTGCGGTGCTGCAGGTGGGGAGGCATCTATCTCAAACCAGTCTATATTGTTTTGCCCGCTTGCATTAATTATTCTTATCGTTTGTTTACCCGCAGCAAAATCTACCGTATCAGATACCGTTTGCCAAATTCGTGAGCCACCGGTTGCAGGCGTAGTGAAGGTTCCTATTAGAGAGCCATCGCTTTTCCGTATTTGTGTTTGTGCGCCTGCTGCTTCAGCGGCTACCCTAAATTTGAATATGTATTTACCGGCAAAAGCTATGTTCAGGTAATAACTCATCCAATTGTAATCTTTCATCCAGACAAAAGTGCCACCGCTGCCAGGGCTGGTTGTGTCATTAACCAATAAGCCACCCCGGTATGATGAAGGTGTTTCACATTCTATACGAGCAGGAATTTTGATCTGTGCACGCATAGAACATGCAATAAATAATAATAATAATATTGATAAAGATCTCATATGTTTTTTTTACAGGAATAATTCACGTATACCGTAGCTGCATGGTTTGCATTTGCTATAAATATACTTTTCAACGTGTAGAGGTACAGGGCTGATTTGTTACTTTAGTCTGAGTGTTATATTTTTTGGCGGTCTTATTTCTTCTGTAATACTTTAATTGTTGTCATACTGTTTCAGTAAAATGACTCTGCGTCCGTTTTTTCTTACATTGGTTGACACCAGGTTATAGTTATTATCGTTTATTGCCAATTGATTACTTATATAGTTATCTGCTATATTATTAGCAGATCTTATGGCTGTCATTATCCTTGCAAAAGGGCTTGTGCCGCTATCTTTCGTTACATTATACACCGTATTTCCGTATAGAAAGGTTGATAGCTTTATTACCGTCTCCTCTGTGGTTGCAATAGCAATGGCATCTGTACCTTGAGGCTTTGTTGCCTGAGCTTTATAGTATGTTTGCAAAGAAAATTGCAGGTCCTGAATATCCGGGTCGTTGCTGTTAGATATTACTCCTACCAAGGTTTCCCAATCCCTTGTTTGAAGTGTCAGATTTACTGAAGTGATTGCCGCCATTTGTTTTATTTTTTAGGTTCGTGTAAAGCCGTTTAAGTTTAAAGTTGCCGGTGCAGTAAGAGTATAAGCTGTTGCTGCTACCACATTTCCCTGCAAAGTTTTTATTCCGCTTCCTGCAAGGGTTAAGGTTCTGTATGTGCCTCCTTTTATATCCTGATCTCCTGCTCTGTTATATAGGAATGTGTTAGCTGCTGCATTTGTTTGAAGGATGCCGGTAAGCATTGGAGCAATTACATACTGATAGTTTATCGTTGTTCTGTTATCCAATGTGCTTGATGCATTGTTTCCCGTAACATTATTTTTAAATACTACGTTTGAAACAAAACTTGCTGCCTGAGTTACTGTCAGGGTTATTGCGCCAGAAATGAGTATAGGTGCATCAAATATAAATGTTGATGCGGGGGATGAAACATTAATGACAGCATTTGAGACACTTTGATTATTTGTGGTAAATGACCATTGGCCTGTTCCTGTTTTTAATACCGGTCCTTCAGTATTGAATGTAATACCTCCTCTAAGTTCCACCGTGGGATTGCCAACACTGAAATCTAAAGTTTGAGTTGAATTTGCACTCATATCCAACAACTCCCCAAATAATACGTTTCCTGCACCGCTTTTCAGCAATGATGAACCTAATATGGAAGTGGTTGAGGTAACTGAAATATCAAATGACGACAATTGCAAAGTCGCATTAGTAGTATTATTATTAGTATTAGTCAATCCAGCTAAAACTGTTCCCACCTGCAATCGACGGATTGTTGTATTGCCTGCTAAGTTGACGGTTACTCCTGTGCCTCCGCCAATCATAAGCCCTTCGTAATTGCTAAAAGGAAGTGTATGGTTCGATGTTATTATATAACCTATTAATGAGGTCGTTGTATTTTTATAATCAAATACTCCAACAACCATGGGAAGTGTTGGTGTTGATGTATATAAATTTCCTTTATTAGAGAAAGTGCTCGAAGCATTATTACCATTTATCGCATTGTTATATAACATGGCCATAGTTGATGCGACAGATATGGTTATAGCTCCTGAAATCAATATAGGACAATCAAACGTTTTAACTCCAGATGTCATCACCCCTACTCCTGATATGCTTTGGCTATTTGTTGTGAACGTCCAAAGACTTGTTCCTGTTTTAAATATAATGGCGGGGTCTAAAACTACACTAATACCTCCTCTAAGTTCCACCGTGGGATTGCCAACACTGAAATCAAGAACGTGCCCTGCTTGAAAACCCATATCCAATAATCCAACAATTAAAACGTTGCCTCCTCCGCTTTTCAGTATCTGACCTTGTGTATTCTGCAAAAATCCATTTACTGTAAGGTTGTTATCACCCAATTGTAAAGTTGATGTTAATACAGTCAGATTGCCTTGTGTTGTTAGATTTGCTGTTGGCTTTTTTGTACCATAATAAAGAGATGATCCAGTTCCTGCACCACCAGAAATAGTTAAATTCGTGTATTGTAAATCCATTATATCCTGATCTCCAAAACGTGAATACGTTATAGTAGCAGTTGTCCCTCTTGTGAAATTCGTGATATTATTATTCACACCTTTTAGAATAAGATTATGGGCTGCATTTGACATATTAACTGACCCATTTGCTTGTATATCTCCATTTACTGTTAATGTTCGCGCAGTGCTGTCAAATAACAAATTGCCACTTATGTATAAATTATTTAAAACAGCAGAGGCATTACAGGTTACCGAATCATTAATATAAACATCATCCCCCGTTTGAGGAAAGTCAAATCGCCTTATTGAATTACTTACCCAAGTATTTTTATCTGTCCAGTTGCCATTAGCAATAGAATACCACGTCTGTTTTCTTCGTTTAACAGCTACGTGTATATAAGGTGTCGGTATGGTAGAAATTCCTATACTCATGGAGCGTAATCTCTTATTTTAGCTTCAACAAAAATGGCTCCCGTAGTTAATGAAAGATTTTTTACATAAATGCTTTGACCAGCTTCTAAACTAATGACCCTGTTTCCAGCTAAATCTATATCAAATTGTGCAGGTGCTATCGCTGCAAATGATGCTTTAGGAGTCGTTCCATTATTACCTGAAGATAAAGCTATTGTTATAGCTACTCTTGCATTTTCAGGAGTAGCCTGACTGCCTGTTGCGCACATTATAATATCAAAAACCCTGGCCGTTGCATCAGCACTTCTAAAAAGAATATCTGTTATTATGGAACCATAAGTAGGATCGGCTGTAGCTAACAACGATATGGTATTAGCAGCAGTGCCGGAAGCTATGTTAATTACGGGATACCTTGCTCCTCTTGTAGCATATAAAACCGTGTTTGAGTTTGTTGCTGACATTTGATTTTTATATTATTGTTTGAACAAAATTCGCCGCAGCAGAATTTATTTTTTGACTTACCGTTACAAATAAAACCGCTCCGCCAATAACCTGAAAAGCCGTACCGTCATAAACTATTTCTATTAAAGAATTGGCTGGTATATCTCCTGCTACAAGCGGTACGGCTAAAGACTTATAAATATTTTTTGCAGGTAATCCATCTATGCTAAGTGTACTTGGGCCGGTATTGGCATTGGTGAATTTTGCAAAGAATGGTTTACCTGTCACATAACTTTTCAAAGACGGACTTACGGTAGCCGTATAGGTATTTGCACCCGATGTAAGTATGTAGTGTGCTAAATCAATTTTGTCTATAGTTTCCTGTAATGTCATGTCTTTAGTTAATTCGATACCATTTTAAATTACTTGAGTTATATCTATAGGCAATCGTTTCTCCGGCAGCCACCGTTGTGGGCGTACTGCTTTCCAATATAGCCTGTCCTGTATTAGCTGCAAGGGTTAACGTGGTAACAACTTCCCCGGTTGACAATGTACCCCCGAAGCTTATTTCAATCCTTTGTGCATCTGTTGGTGTCGCAGGCATAGTTACCGACAAAGCGGAAAGTACAGAAGCAGGATTTACTACAAGCCATGTGGTTGCATTATTAAGTGTTACAGATGTGCCCGTTGTATGTGTTTGTTTGACATTCAGATCGGCAGAAGTTATAGACCTGAATGTTGGTGTTCCACTGCCCCCGGCTGGTGAAGCTAAAAATTGATTGGCAGGTTGTGATATTAAGGATAACGTTCCGGTTGCTGTATGTCCTGATACTAAAAAGTTTACCGGTGTATAAATAACACTTGGAGTATTTAATGTAACATTACTGACGTAGCCGTTTAAAAGGGTGGCACTATCAATAATGTCAGTTATTCCATTTGCATTTGTTGTACTATCCTTTATAATTCCATAGCCCGCAAAAGATGTCTTTATATTATTCGTATTTGGAACAGCCCATCTGTATCCTAAGCCAATATTAGAATTAGCTCCTCCGCTTCCGCTGCCGTACTTCGTATTGTAATAAGCTTCCGAATGCAAAGCAGGTATATAATTACTGTCAATTGAGGCAAGCCATGAAGGTGTAGAAGCTGTGCTGCCTGTACCAAATAAACGATAAGCAGACTGAGTCGCCAGTGTAGGTGCTAAGGTTCCCGAAGTGGTAACAGGAGAACCGGGGACGGTTGAATTAAATATCACCCCCGGCATCGTGAGTGCGACACTTGTTACTGTACCGCTGCCGCTGGAACTTTGAATTTGTTCGATAGCACTATCTGTATCAGCTTTATTTGCAGCAATTGCGCTGTCCACCTGATATCGCTCATAAAAATTGTCCAGGTTAATTCTCAGTGGATTCGCTTCACTATAATCGCCGTCAAAAAAATATCCATCAGTATAATTATATGTAGTGTTCTGCCTGAACCGTTCATTCCATCTTGCCGTATCGGCAGCGGTAATACTGCTTGCAACGTGGGATAAAAATATAGGGTCTTGTTCTATTATTGAGCCAGATGAGTCTACAACGACACTACCACCACTTGAAATAGCCAACCATTGTAATCCGTTCCAACCGTAAATAATAAAATTGTGCTCGATAGTATCCTGGGGCCTTTGAACCAAAATTCCTTGTCTAAGCGGAGTAAAAGTTGTATCAATGACCGGGATATACAATTCTCTGTCTGCCATTAGTCCATTATACTCAATACCCCGGCTGGAGTTTGGCTTTGAAAAACTCCCCGGGAATTGAGCTTGTGATGAAACGGTTATTAATAGGAGAAGTGAGAATAATAATTTCATTGTGTTATAAAAATCATTAATGATATAATCAGCAAAAACTTCATCATCATATTTTTTCAACGATTAGTGAGAACCTGTAATCATTGGCTTCCTCCGGTGTAAGCGTTGTATAATAAATATTGTATTCTTTATGAACCCACTCTGTCCTTTTTTCCCAGGCATCGTAAACATATACTTTCACATTTTTAGGAAAGTTTTCTTCATTAATTTTAAGGACATACCTGTCTTGTTTATAATTCCATATCTTTAAGAAAATAGTGTCTGAGCCGCTTTTAGGCAAAGGCTGGCCATTGATCGAAAGAGCATTTGTATCTTTTATTATAGCCAAATTCTCCTGATAATTATTCCACTTATAGCTGTCTTCATCGCCAATATTGTACGAATAATCTTTGCTAAACGAGCAAACAACACCATCAGCAGTATTTTCTGCACCACCTTTATCATTGAGCAAAAGCTGAACACTAATTTTGCTTATAACAGGAGTGGCAGGTTCTGCTTCCGGGCATGTCCCCGGCTTATGATACCTGCCATCAGGACAATCAGTCTTCTGACAGGAAAAAAGCAGAAAACAAAAAGCTATTATTATGTTTTTCATATTCGTAAAAATAACTTTGCACTTTTGACCGTTAAGGGCTGATTTGTTACTTAACATTAAGTGTTATTAAAATTATGTTCTTACATACCTTCTTGTACTGTAGTTTTCTGGCTTGGTCTCTGTGCCACTTCCGGCGCCGCTATTGGTATCGGTGTATTTAGCCATTTCGCTTTCTCCCGAGATAGGAACCATAACATTGCGGTCGTTGGCATTATCAGAAATGCCTGGTTTATCTCCTGTCAGATAAGGATGTATGTGTGGTCCTACTGTAGCCGGCTGATAATAACCAGGATAGCGCTCCCCGGCAGCGTCTACCGCTCTCTCAAATAAGTTCATTCTGTCAGGTACATGGAATTGTCCAATGTTATTGGCAAGAGAATATCTTTGCGGAGTGATATACCAGTTATCGAAGCTGATTGTTTGCTCTGCAGGCAGGTTTAAAACATAATCATAATACAGGCGTGCATAATCCTGATTGCTTAATATCGCTCCGTTAAGCTCAGTTTTGTTATACACTTTATTTGCAACGGCATCATCGCTGATTATTTCACCAACCGTTTTGAAATTGCCGTCACTGCTGTCAACTCTTATTTCATTTCCATACCGGTATATAATTAACGACTCGCAGATGCCCATGTACAGTTTTGTTCTTGCACCTTCAAGCCAGTCAATTGCACTGGGTGTGGTGCTGGTAATAGTAACTGATTTATGACTGCCCCTGCCAGTCTCAATATGCAAAAGCAGAAATTCGGGGATAGTATTTATAGCGGGCAGTGTAAGGTTAATGAAATTCGTTGCGCCTTTTACTAGTATTTTATTTGTGCCAAAATCAGATGCGAGTATTGCACCACTGGCAGTGATTAACCGGACACCAGTGAATGCCGAACTTCCGGCCACGGCTGCACTTGTTACTATTTGCGGGATAAATTCAATATATAGCTTTTCAAAAGGTGAGAGTTGGTCAGTTAAAGTTAATATACCGGTGTCCTTGTTATAAGTGTAATTTTCTTCGGTAAACTGTGTGCCAAAACCAATTTTTTCCAAATGAATATCCCACCCGCGCCAGTCGTCTTTCCCCGTGGCGCCATCCATTGTAAAAGAGGATGCGCCACTTGTAATACCGGGAGTAAAATCTGCAATAACCTCCTTAGGCAGTTTTATTTTTGTACTGCCGCCGGACAGCGTTGTAAAATTTTGAGATGCGTATGTTTGTAGAGTCTGATCGTTACTATCAATTTCAATCCATTCGTACCGGTAATTTTTACCTGGTATAAGATCGGTAAACGTCCATGTCCGCTCAGGATGGGGCGGGTTTTGTGTTAGCGATGCTTTTTGAATTAAAGTACCGTCAGAGGAGCGGTCGTAAAGATTAACGCGGTGCCTGTTGGTGGAAGAATTAGATGTAGTGGTAAGATTAAAGGACATTCGCAAGCAAAATATGCTATCATAAAAAATGATTGAATGAATTGTTATAACAAGTAAAAAGCAGTTATATCAAAGTTGGTTTCTTACTAAATTCTATCCGAAAATTTTAATTGTCATCAATTTCAACCTTTATTATTCCGGGTGCATCGCCGTAAGCTTCTGCGTCAACGGTATATATTGCTGCCACAGTATCGTTGATATCAGCATACACACTGAAGTCCATGCTGCTGTTTGCACGCCTGAGATCAATTGAGTATTTGAACAGCGGAATACCTGAAGTTTTGATGATTTCCCATTTGCTGTTAGCTGGTAAGTAGATATGAGTGCCTTCAATGCTTGTATTATCTAAGCGCAATATATTATTTAGTTTAATCTGCATCCATTCCGGATGCCCCTGCTCATAACCGAAATAAATTTTCTTGTTAGTGTATGTATTGAACGCTAAAGTTTCGCTGCTTTCTTCGTCTTCATAATCGGTTGAACTTCCCTCCCCTATTTCAATATCCCACATAGCTTCTAAGCGTATCATCGGCCTCCAACCCGCAAAATATCCGTTCAGCTTATTGTAAGAATTAAAATAATCAATTGCATAAGTGCCATCCTGTTTTTCGGCAAAGTTTTGCCATTCGGAAATGGCAAGGGCGGTACCATTCGATTTAAGGACGAACAAGTAATTGCCTTCCCCATAATCGGCTGGGTTGACTGTTATTTGCTGCAGCACAGTTGGCGTACTTACCGCCGGGTTTAACATTATTACAGAGGCAATGGCCGTTCCCACCTGGTGAGCCCAGCAATCATAGACATAAAGTTCTATCTGCCCGATACCATTGGTGATGAATTGAAGTACAATAGGATCTGCAAGTTCCCATTTTTGAAAGTAATGCGGCTGCTCATAAAATTGAGCGTTGCGGTGATGAACCCAGTCGTCAAAAATATCTTTATACTTAAAACGGGCGTTCAGTTGCTTATCATAATGAACAAAATGAACGGGATTGAAAACTGATATTCTCATAGTATGATTATTTCCGTCTGATAAATAAAGACCTTCCTGTGATAGCTGGTAAAGAGTATTGAGGTCATTGTACGCTGATAGCAATAACTCCCATTCCTGAGCTTCATTTGTCGCTGGCCTTGAGGCCATCTTTCCCAGGGGCAAAAGGAATATTTCAAAACCATTGTACATTGTTTTGACATTTCCTGCATTTTTAAGATTAGAAAGCGTTTTGCTGAAGGCTAATGGGACTTTCGTTAAAAATGAATCTGTGTAGTTAAGAAAAAAAGGACTGTCCAGATTTGATACCGGCAAATCAGCTTTTTCAGAAATAGCAACCTCATTTATTGTTGTGCTTAGCTCTTTATTTTTTGGCGAAGTCTGAAATGTAATTTTTTCATCAGGAAGCTGAAACAAAAGAGAGTGAAGATAGCTCGACCAGTTTCGAAGCTTTCGTGCCGGGGTCATTTCCTCAATATTAAAAGCGGCGCCGGGACCTGCAACGTTAGGCGTGGGCAACCCAGTAATACTGTCATAAACCACACGTTTTAAATTATAGGTTAATGCATTATCACCCGCCAAAATTTGAATGCTTAAGCCCCCTGTTGTGATATTGACCGCTTCATTATTGCTTATGAATTCAACAACATCATTTAATTGAAGCGGTACAGATACATCAAAAGCAATTCTAAAAGTAGTTTCTGCTGCTGCCACAACCCTTGTGCTGAAAACAAGGCCATTTATAGTTAAGTCGAAAGATGCTTCTACGCCTGCAGGTTTATTTCCGTAAAAAGAAGCCTGGAAACGGGTTAAAAACGGTGTGGCATTTCTGTATGTGAAAGATGTTTGTGCACTGTTGACGTAAATATAATTTCTTATGTCATCACTTTGGCTGATAGTATAATCAAAGTTAATAACCCCGAGTGCTGCCGACTGCTGCGCCTCTTTACCTAGCGATATTTCAATTTGCTGAGCTTCCCCCGATGGATTTAGGTTGTCAATATTTACTAAAAAGACTTCATTGTCACCCTTGTTATCCGTAGTGTCTTTATTGTTTAATTTTCCCCGGATAAATTCTATGCCGTAACAGTCAGCGCGGGCTTTACCGATAAGATTTAGCACGTCTCCTTTTGAATTTACCGGCAGTTTCCATTCTGCAGTTGAATTAAACTCATATTTACCATTACGCTCATTATAATCCTGATCCGGCCAGCCCGTTTTGACCGATGTATAAATCTTTGATCCCGGTTTTATTTTAATATTTGAGACTGTACCTAAATCTAAAATTGTTGTATCGGTTGTCACGTTGTATCTGTCAGGCCTTCGGTCAATGTAAATAACATTGCCAATAATATTTGTACATAAACAATACAGGAAATTATATTCATCAAACCAGTCTTTAAATGACCATTTAAGAACTGCGCCTTGCAAACCTCTTAAAGCCTGTCCGGAAGTGGCAGTAATATTATTGCGCAGTGATAAAAAATCGCTTTGAACAGAGTATTTGGGGTTCCATTTTTTTACTAATTGATTTGCAATATCTAAGGGCCGTAAAGCATATACTGTTGCGGGTGGATTAAGGCTATCGAAAATCGCTTTAAAAATGTTCTCATCAAATGTGACCTGGTATTTTAAATCAGGCGCTAAAGGGCTATAAAGTTGCAATTCTGCCTCGGTAGGAAACCGGAATACAAAGAACAGTTTACTATTAGCAGGAACTTCTATAGAAGTATTAATAGGTATGGTATATGTGCCAGCATCAGGAATGTTTAGAGCAAAATTTGCAACTTCAATAGTTTCTAATCCATAGAAATGTTTTATAAAAATAAAAGCCTTAAAATTTTCACGGCTTACTATATTGCTATAATTATACTTATTTGTTAAGCTAAATTTATAATCGGTATTAATATTTAAAATCATCGGCAATGATGAAAGATTTTCAAAGAAATCATTGCTTGATGTATCAAAAAAAGTTAAGTCGTGAAATGTTTCTATAGTAGGGTCACCATGCGTGACGCCAACACTGTCACCTTCATTGTTTAAAAAAGTAAGCGGAACAATTACATAAGGTTTATCAATACCATGCTGAGTCTCACTTATGTAATTAGCAGCCGTAACGTCTGTTTGTATTTCATAAGACCGGTAATTGAAGACATCCTTGAGTATCACTCCATCAAACAAAACTTTTACAACATCAGGATTTGTTCTGTCCAATGGCAATTCATAGGTAATACTTTCATAAGCATCTAAATCACTTTGCAGCCCGCCTTCTTTGGCATTTACTGTCACTCCTATTTTAGGATCATCTGTTGTTTTTGATAAGTCTATCTGGCCTTTATATTCCAGTTCATGTATACCCGTTTCACTGTTCCATTTGAAAACGGCGCAATAGCATTCCTCAAAAATTCCCTTCTTCTTATACAGTAACCAGCGCAGTATTTGTGCACCATCGAAAACATATTGAAGCGGAACGGATAAAGCCTTTACGTTTGAAAAATATTTATCTACTGTGTCAAAAGACAGCTCAATCTCCTTCCAGCCTATAGGTTTGCTTTTTAAAAACCTCGGCTGCGCTGACAGAATTATCGAACCGTCTCCTGCTTCATAATAAGAGTTGTTGTCTTTATCGAGTATCGCATATAAAAATATATTGGTGGGAATTGCCATTGTTAGCTATAATATTTATTTTTATAAGCAGTCCAGGACGGATCATGCCGAAAATTAAACTGAAAGCTGCTTTTCTTTGAATTGCCCTTTCGTGTTTCATTTATTAACTCCATTAAAAGATGTTCTGACTTATCGCTTTTGTTATTAAAGTTTATGACCTGGGCGGTTTGCCTTGCCATGCTGCGATACATAATTTCATTAATACCTTCTTTTGAAAGCGGGGTAATGTCGGTTCCTTTGGGCATGTACATTATTGTTTCTTTTTCAACAATAAACGACTCTTTGCCGGGCAACTTTATAACTTCGGGACCAGCCTCACCGGCAATACCAAAGCTGTCAGCGGCTTTGTTTTTAATTCCCTTCGCATACTTCGGCAAAGGCGTAGCAATTAGAACGGCGAGTTTTGCAGCAAATAAGACACCCACAGCAATAGCTTCAAACAGGCTTCTACCTGCTGCTTTTACAACGGCAATAGTACCCTCTAATATAATGTTGAATATCGCCTGTTGCTTATCAAATGCCGCTTTCCTTCGGTCAGCTTCCCTGTTCTTACGATCAAATTCTTCTTTCTGTGCCTGTCGCTTTGCCTCTAATACTTTTATTTTATCCGATTTGTCCTGCTCGCTTAAAACGGAGTTTTGTATCCGGTCAACCTCCTGCTGATAGGTTTTTTGCCTTTGATCTTCTAAATCCTGCAAAGCATTTTTTTGGTTAGTAACACCGATATTAACTACCCCGCCTATTACATCTGCCACCTGGTTAAATATTACCTGAGCATCACTTAGAAACTTAACTAAATCTTCTCTCCTTTTATCGTTAGTTTTCTTATGGCTATCCGAAATCCTTTGGTCTAATTGCAGTTGAGCCTCTGCTAATTTCTTTTCAATTTCTAAGCGCTTATCTGCGTTTTCCTGAGTATTTTCTACACCGGTAAAGGCGTATTTAAGAGAAGCGGTATATTCATCGATTTGTAACTGAATTGTTTTTTCAGCATAAGCTTCCTGAATATTAAGCAAGTCCTGTTCATACTCTTTACGGCTTATTTTGCCTTGTGAAAATTGTCTTAACAACCTGTCCTGCTGCTGAGCATAATCTTTCTCTGCAACCTTTTGCCTGAATTGAATGGAAGCTTCATACACTTTTGTTTGTTCCTGTTCAAACTTAGCCGGATCCGGAGGCGCTAACAGATTAATCTTTTCACCTTTGCTATTAAGCTTTTCTACCAGTTCATGTATCTGCCTTTCTAATATCCTTTGAGTGATAGGGTTAAGCTCCAAACCCAGATTTACTGCTGCCGTTTCCTTACTTTTATCGCTGGCTTTAAGCTTGAAAATTTCTTCTATAGTGGATTTGTACCTTTCGGCTCGTTTGGTATCCGCTTCTGAAAAAGTAATGATGCCCTGGTCTTGCTCTGATTGCAGGGCTTTTAACTCGTTGCGCAGTTCGGCGATCGCATCGGCAATGCTTTTGATATGGGCTTTTTCTTTTTTAGCAGCTTTACCCGGATCGCCAATCCCTAAAATTGATTTATCCTGGGTTTGTGCAATTGTTTTCTGAAGCGCAACAACAGCTTGACTTTGGAAGTACAATTCTTTTGCCGCAGCCTTACCCTTATCCGAAAGTTGTTCACCACGAGACGCTAAATCATTATAGGTTTTAAATGATGCCTCCTTTAATTTTTGGTAGCTTTCCAGTATTTCCTTTTGTTGTTTTAAAGGTTTAGCGGCAGCGTCATTAGCAACCTCATTGACAACCTTTCTAACCTTTGCTAATTCTTTTTGTGTTTTAATGCTGCGTTCAATAGCCTCGCTTTCCTGAGTGATTTCATCCAGTCTTTTATTTGCTCCTGAAAATCCGGAAGTAAATAATGCCTTCGATACAGATAAAGCATTTGAAATAGGTGCTATAATCTTATCATTAACGAAGGTTGTCATTATTCCGAACCCTGAAACGATTTCAGATATAGCCTTATAAAACTGTCCTAAATAGGGTAATAGCTTGTTCCCTATTTCTTCTTTAAGATTAGCAATGTCCTGTGTTGCAATTGCTTTAATCCCTGCCGACGTTTTTTGAAATGCCTCTGCCGCACCTTCCACTTTTGGTTTTAGGTCGGTCATTATTATACCTAACCGCTCTGTAACAGTTGAACCATCTTTTATACTTATACCATAATCTTTAAGAGCCCGGGCATTGCCTTCCAGAGCTTTTATAATTACCGAAGCACTTTCATTTAGCGATAGCCCTGACTTAGCAGCGAAATTTACAATAACCGGTGTAAGGTCCGTGATCTGTTTTTCAGTAAGCTTGCCATAAGTAATAAGTTGCTGAAATACCTCTGTTACGTCGTCGTTATCCAAATACCGAAAAGTATCAACAAATGATTTTGCTTTTGCGCTTAGCCTGTCAAATACATCTTCACGGGCAATGTTTTGCAGCGCATTTCTGAAACGGGTAGTAGCCTGCTCGGCCTGATTAGCTTCGTCTACAGAAGATGAAAGAAAATTAGTTACAGTGGATAGTCCTATAGCCAAACCAGCACCTTTTAACAGACTGCCTAATGAATTAGCTATCGCATCAAATTTAGGGTAGTTACCTACATTACGATTAAAAGAACCTGTAAGTGCATCAACCTCTTTTAATTTGTTGCCAAGAGCGTTGGCATTCGCTAAGGCAGTTTTCGCTGCTGCTGAATTATTGCCCTGCTGCAGTGCAAGATTTTTTGCCTTTAACGCTGCATCTGCATAGGCCAGTGAAAGTTGTTTGTAATCGTTGGATAATTCTTCAATGGCCTTTGCTTCTTTCTTATCTATTGCTAATGCCTTATTGCTTTCTGCCACCCGCAGCGCTGCTGTGCGCAGTTGTGCCTGAGCTAACCTCTGTTCCTCTGTCTCATTTTTTATCTTTTCCCTGGTAATTTTAATATCAGCATTATCGATCTTTAATTGTTCCTGCTGAGTTTTTAGAAGTGAGGCCGTCGCCCTTTCCCTGGAAGTCTGCGTTTTAGCTGTTTCCTGGTCGGTCTTTAGTAACTCCCGTTTGGCTTTTTCATTAGCTGCCGTAGCTTGAGCGGATGCAGCCTGTTGCTTTGCTTCTTCCTTAAGCTGCTGGGTATAAGTTTTTGATAAAGCAAGGTTCTCGTTTATTGTCTTTTTAAATTCCTCATTTGCCTTTTTAAAATCGCTTAGATTAGAATTTGGATTATTGAATATCTTTTGCAGGCCTGTAAACTTGTTTTCATAAGAGAGCACTTCATTAAAATAAGCAATGATTTGATTTTTTTCTGCCTCTGCTTTTTTAACATTAAAACCAATATCGAGTATATCCTGCTCCATTGCTTTTGTGTTTAATTTTTTGTATATTTATATCTTATGAAATTAATAAGCAAGGCCTCGGAATGCAGTATCAGGATATTTATCTCTTGTGAATTTGATAATAATTTAGGGGCACTGATAATTGAAGGCGAACCGGCCGCAGATGAATTATTGTATGCATGGGATAATATTTTGACTGAGTTTATAGACTTGTCAGGTACGGAAATGCCTGAAATCACAAAACAAAAAAAGATAAATGCTTTATATAGCAGGATAGAACGTGCCAAATCATGTTTTTTTATTCTGAATGAAAATATCCGTTACATTAAAACGAGTGTCTTTACAGAGCTATTGCCGCAAGCTTTTGAAGCAATTGAAAGGCTCAGGAAGATTGGCATTTCTTTAGTTTTTAATAATGATATCAATGATCTTCACACACAAGTCCAAAACGCCCAAACCCGCGAGAAACTTAAAGAGGTGCAGTTAGAAGAATTGCTTAAAGACTTTAACCAATTTATTACGGATTCAACGGCAAACAAAAAGGTATCTTACTCAATTAAAACCTTCTATGAACAGCTTAATAGTTTAGAAGCTTTAGGTTTTAAAATTGATGAAGAAAGAACTTCTGTCGCCCGGCTTGCCGTTATGATCAGTTCGGCCAGGCAAATGACTAATAAAGTGCATACAAATTAAACACCTGCCACCTTCTCCTGATAAACCTTTAAAATGTTTGGCCGCGTAACTTCAGTCACAAACTCACGTCTGCTGTCTGCATTAAGTCCGATCGCTTCTTCACCACTTCTAATAATCAATTTTTCGAATTTGAAATCATGTGATTTTAGTCTAAACTTATCCCCCGATATAAATGCCCTTATTGATTCATGCAATTTGCCTGTCATAAACCAGGTAATATGACCTACTATTGCTCCTGTACCTTTACCGTATCTTTGTTTTTCATTAATAGTAAAAGGCCTATAACCTCCACCGTAAGAATGATTATCTTTTAATTTTATGTAATTATTATTACTGTCTTTACCTTTTACTAATTGATCTCTTTGCAGATCCGCTAACTTATCTTTATTATCCTCAACTATTTTCTTTAGTTCATCCCCAAAAGAAAACTTTTGCAGAGCGGCGATTTTATTTTTTAGGCGGTTTAGCATTTATAAAAAAAGTCAGCCGTAATCAGGCCGACTTTCCCATTTTTAATCCATATTCAATAACCATTACTACTTTTTGACTACTTTAGGCGGTTCGGCTTTAGGCGGTTCGACTTTAGCCTTAAACTCCTGAGCAGCATCCCAAACCTTTTGATTTGAAGCGTCCGCGTCTTCGGAAAATATCTCAAGTGTTTTAAGCTCATCTATGCTTTTAAGCTTTGCAATTTCTGAAAGATTTACAGAGGCACCGTTTACTTTGGTCTTATTTTTTAGCATTGTTCTATGTTTTATACAGTTATTTCTACCGGATTTGTTGCATCATAACCTTCGATAAGGTTTGCCAGCCATACAGATGGCGCCGAACCGGTAACGATATAGGTTTGCCCTGTTACATACGTTCCTGTAAGCTCTATGCGACCGCCGACAACTGCTGCTGCCGTTGGTGTTACTACTGCGCCGGTTGCTTTATTTGTAACTATGTACAAATCAAGATCAGCTATAGCAGTTGGGTACTTTGCAATTAAATCAGTTTTCTTGCATTGTGTCTGTACGCCAATTATAAGCTTCGTGGTGGTGGCTGCTGCTGCTTTGATTATGTCAACATCTATCAGGCCGTTCAGGTCTGTTAAATCAACATTGGCTTTAAACAATTCAGCACGTACGTATTTTTTGTAAGGAGTGTTTAAAACCAATATGCTTTTTGCTGAAGAGCCAGGCGTAAAAGGATTGTAATTGGCTGTAATATCAGAACTTTCAAGTCCGCTATATGTGCCATCCAGATTTTTATTTAACAGAAACTGGCTATCAGAGTCAAAAGGAATATAACGGTAACTTTTACCCTGCACTGCTGCGAGCCTTCCTGCTAAGCAAAGTCCACCCTCCCAGGTATAAGTGAAGGTAAGGCCACCGGGTCGTGTAACCCTGGTAGTACCTTTAATTGGATTTGCTTCTGTCTGATCACTTTCTTTAGCATAGGCAAAATCAAATATCCCCTGGAATACAGGCCTGAATCGTTGAGAAGTACCGGCATGTATCCTCGCTTTTATAAAAGCATCCGGATCGGCCATATCTGCTTTTGTCCATGTATCCGTTGAATTAACAATGATAATACCTGCTGCAACTCCCAGTGCACAGTTGCCTTCAATACCGGTATTAAAACTTTCTTCTTCGGTAACGTCGCATGGAGTTATGAGTGCTGATGCCATTTTTTATTTTGTTTTTAAAATATTTCCGAATTTATTTAAGGTTTTTTTCTATTTTCTTTTTATTGGTTAACACTCTTTGATGTGTTATAAATTTTAAGATAGTGTTTATTATCCGTAACCACCAGAACTTATGGCACTTGACAATTTATTCACTTGAATGCTATGTCTGACTGCTGTATTAGCTATACCAGTTACAGACAGTATAATCTGGGTATTATCAGTTGAAGCAGAAATGGTAACATCAACCGCTGTCATCCCTGTATCCGCGTTATTGAAAGGTGCCATACGGCCTATAAGTGAAATGACATTATTTACCTTTTTAAACCTGATAATAATGTATCTGTCGGCAGCAGCTACTGTATTAATATTCACTCCATTGAAATCTATTATGAGTTTACCGGCTTCTTTATCCGATACAGGAATGTATATTACCGGATATAAAATAGCATCAGTGGTTTCCCATTGCCCGTATTCTTCACCGTTATTTCCTGTTTGGCGGCTTAAATTATTTATTGACATGTGTTATAAATTTTATGTAGGTGTATGCACTAATGTAAAACCCCTAACTCCACCGGAAGTACCTGAAGCTGCATTGTTTATCTCCAAAGACATTTGGTCTCCGGCTAAGTTTGTAACACTGTTTGTAAGATCAGTATATAAACCTGCTGCACCACTAAGTGGAACAATAACTTTTAATGCAGTTGCGGCTCCGCCTTTTCTTAATGTAAAAGTAATTGAGCCTGTAGACGGTTGAGCGGAATGCATGTAAACATACAAAGCATTAAAAGTGCCTGGAAGAATCCAGGCAAGTTGTTTTGTTGTTTCTACTGAATTACTTGCTCCTGAACTTGAGCCTAAAAGAGACTGATATACTAAAGTTGCAGCAGCATAAGTAGAATTACCCAGCGAAATACCCAGTGTTTGTTTTGGGATAATTGAACTTGTCACCTCTGTTACCGTTCCGTCAGAATTTTTAGCATACCACTTACCGTCTGACTTTGGAAAGATTACTGAATAGCCTGCAACAGGCGACGAAGGATCGGCACTTAATTGAGCTTGCTCTGTTAATACGCTTGATCTTTTACTCGCCATAAAATTAATATCCTGTTATAAAAACACTCCCTGTCCTTGCACTTCCTGTAGTTATTGTGCAATTATTTACATCCACGCTATCATAATCTACACCCTCGTCAGAATTACCAACTTTAAAACTTAAAACGAAAGCATCTCTGTTTTGAAGAGCTAAAGCATGATTTATTGTAAGTGGCGTATCAGCTACAGTAGTTACCGAGGAAACAAAATATGTTTTAGCCAGCTTCTTAGTCGCTCCTATAAATGTCGCCAATTTTAAAGGAGTAATTGCTGTAGAATCGTCTGTACCGGTGTTTGTCAGTGCTTGTGTTGCTATAGCAATAATGCCTGCGATAGCTTCCGTAGAGGAAACGGTATTGCCTTGGATAAATTGCCAGGTTGTGCCATCCCAATAAACCTGATCACCAACCTGTACAACGTTAGTACCCTGCCAGGTGTTTGAACCTGCAGAACTAAAAACATATAGATCACCTATTATTGGAGATACAGGAACCGTTGCATTAAAAGCCACATTCCCTTTAGGTGTTAAACCTGTTTGCGCAGATGGTGGATCAACGAAGGCCGTACCATTCCACGATTGAAGCCTTAGTAAATCTGTGTCATAAACTATCAGTCCTTTATGTGCTGCTCCTAATGTAGTGGCAAGTGTATTTTTAAGGGTTGTCGTTAAAGGGTTTGAAAGCGCATCTTTTATAACACCGACTTTTAAAAAGTCTAAACCAGCACCTTGTGTTTTAATTGCCATTTTAAAAAATTATTATCTCATGATTTAATAAGGAAGCGTTACTTTCTATATACACCGTTTTGTTTTCTCTGATTTCAGTGTACACCTCTATTTCAGCTTTCGATGGAGTAAGTACAGTTATTCCGCTTATAGACTGTAAAAGATGTTCAGATGCAGCAATAGTTTGACTATAAGCAAAAGGCAACCTTTTTTTAAATGGATAAGGTATAGGAGTAGCACTTATTCCGCTGCGACCTCTCAAAAGCGGATTAACGGAACAGTCATCTTGTTTAAAAGTTACTTTTGGTATAAATAATTCAATCCCGTCTAAAACATCGTCCAGTATATATCCTTCATTGCCGTACTTCGCAGGCGCTCCCCAATGTGGTCTTTCGGTTTCGTCTATCTCTCTTTGTGCCTTATATTGATAAACCACATTTTTATGCTTGTATAGCTGATTCTCAAATTCGACTTTAATCGGTTCAAGTATAGGCTTAAAAACTGTAGCGTACCTTTCCTCAGTATAGCTTTCTTTTTTTGTATGATATAATATCATCAGTTGAAGCGGGGCATATCCGAAGTAACCTTCACTGCGACCTCTTCTTAATGTAAAATCCTGAAAAAGAGCTATTAACGGGTACCTGTCAAATTTTCCTGTTTGCATTTTTGATAATCCCTGCAACCGGGATCTTATCTCTGTATGATGACCTACCAAATAATGAACGCCGGTTATAGTTGGTTGTACTGCCTGCAACTGAGGAGTAAGTTTTGTACTTACTGCCTCTACTACTTCTCTGATAATATCAACGATATACAATACTTCATCCCCGGTCATATCCCAAATGCATTAATTTTACGGTAAACATTTCTTAAAATCATACTCGGATTCCAGTCGGTATACATAAGAGCAGAATAATTAAGATAACCCGATAATTCCCAAACTTGTTCAACCATTTCATTCCACGCTCTTATCATTTTATCAGCGGAACTTACTGCAAATGCATTTTCGGTTTTGTTCTTTGCTTCACCAGTTCCTGTCGTAGTTGAAACTCCATTGCGCATATACCAGTAATACACATAGTTCGCTATCATGCTTTTTTTAAGCGTTGACGATACAGAAGGGCCGGATGTAGTTTTGTTTAGTTGAAACTCTACAAAATAAAATTCATCCTGAACAAACACATTATCGGTTAAATCAACCTTACCAAGACCTTTGTCATAGTTATAGTCAATGTTAACTTTCATTGTTCCAAAGCCGATTTTCTCAATAATGACATCCCAGCCAATCCAGTCAGATTTTGTTACTGAAACCGAATCCGCAGCAATTATTACATTTCCGTTTGCATCTGTAGTCACACCCACCCGGATAAGTTGGGGCGGCTTATAATCGTACCCATTCAAAGAACTTCCGGATGTTATCGATGCGTTTTGCAGCAACCCTTTCCAGTAACTATTACCGTACTCTGTTCCCAGTAACAGGTCAATCCACCTTTGCTGGTCGACATCTTCTGCGGATATTCCGGTTTTAAAGGCTTTATAAAAACTATATCCGAAAACCTCGTTAAAGAACTTTTCTTCATATACAGCAATGAAATGCATCAATTCTTCAAAGACTTCCGGTTTATCGGTGTTAGGTATGTTTAACTCACCGATAAAATAAGTATGGTCAATGAGCGGCATATTATTTTGCTAACTCATTAAGCCTCTTAACTGCCGCTTCTTTAACGGGCTTCCTCTTTTCGGTTTCGGGAACCAATGCATTTACCTCGTCAATTGTTTTTGCCAATGCAATTTTTTGAATAAAACCTTTAACGATTTCTTCCTCTGTCGGTTGTGCTTCTTTGGGTTGATCTTTAGTTGCTTTACCTGAAGCGAACATTTTTTCGGCAATCGCTGTGTGGACATCCATTGGCTGGCCGGCCTTCGTAATTTCCGGCAATGAATTGCTTTGAACAAGCTTAGAGGACGCATATACGGTTGTCATATCGTAGGGGAAAACTTCCCCGTTTCTTTTGGCTTGTTCCTGCAAGCTTTTTAGCTTTTGAGGACTCATAGGTTGTCCGTTCGCTTCTGTCATAAAATCTTGTGGCATGATATAATTTGTTGAAGGGAAAACACAAAGCGCGTTTTCCCTTTATTTATTATTAAATTAAGGTTTAAGTAACGCAGCTTTTACGGTCGCAAACGATGCTTTGACGTATGAACCGATATAAGGAGTAGGTAACCAATCGTTAAACCATGTTTCTATAATTACCCTCATTTTGTTGCTGTCGAAATCAGATATAACATCCTGCACAACTGCAGTTCCGGAAACGGTAGTGTAAGTAACGCTGATGCCATAACCCATACGAACGGTAATAGGTTCTTCTTCTATCTTAAACAAATTACTTTCACCTAGTGTGAATGAGCCTAATGTTTGATAAGTTGACGTTACTACCCGGAAGCCCATCATGGTCACTGTATTGTCCGGTCCTACCATCGGGATCATCATAAAATAACGACCCTGGGTATCCTTCTCAAGTGCCAACCTCCACTTATCCTGCGGATGTATAATCAACACATCAGGATTAAAATTTAATGTTTCAATTTGAGAAGCCACTGCCCCGATAGCATCATAATCGGTGGGAGCTGCTATCTGATCATCCAAAGAAGTGCCTACATAGTTGGAAGCCTGGGCGTTAAGATCAACAACAAGTATTGCAGCATAATCACGAAGCATTTTATCGTTAATGATTCTGCGAATAATATTGAACGCTTCCTTTCTAAATTTTACAAATTCTTCTGTGACAACGTATTTTCCTGCAACCTTTTTTGCCTGAGCGAAATTTCTTACCAAACCACTTGAAACAAGAGGCTTAACGGCGCCTTCTGCTACAATAGCAAAGGAACCTTGTTCAACGCCTTCTTCCAGCCATGTTTTATATTGTGTAATCTCATCTAAAACAGTTCTGTCAGCTATGTCGTATATAAACTGATTGCCTCTGCGTTTAGGAACAAACTCGGCCATTGACATGCTTTCCACTATTGTGACAGGTACGGTAAATGTTGTGTCATCTACGGTATTAGCCAGTGTCATTGTAGCCGCTGCACGTACATTAAGGTGTACAACATCCTGATGGTTGCTTCCACCTCTGCTGCGCATGGCGAGCTCAACTTTTTCCCATTGCGTTTTGTCTTCTCCTGGCAGTTTACTATCCATTGCCTCCACAATAGCATTAGCCTTCGCTTCTGCTACTTTAGACGCCCGGTTATTTAGTTTTTCTACTTCGCCGGCAATATTGCGAACTGATGTCTCAAGTATGGTTTTATCGTCGTTGTACTTGCGCAAAGCATCAAGTGGCATGTTTGCGAGAATGGTATCAACAACACTTTTTACCTGGTCGGCATTTTGGAAACCCCGGGTTTCCATTTCGGTACGTGCTGCAGCTTTTACTTTCTCAAGCAAAGCAGTTTCGTCTACTTCACCATCTGCTCTATATGCAGTTGTGCGAAAATGATCCATACCTGCCTTAAAGCCCATTCTGCGGGATTCAATGCGAGGCGCAAAACGCATTGCTCTTTGTGGAAATTTCAAAAATTTTTGTTTCATGTTAAAATGAAAAGTTTTCTGTTAAGTAATTGTAATTCACGCCTCCTTTCTCATCCGGCTTTTCATTATCGAGTGCTATGTTGCTTTGCTCAAGCGGCTCAATATTTAAAAGTGTCTTATGACGGGCAGTTATAGTTGTTTTTATACTATTCATTTGTTTTATTTCAGATGCTTGACTAATAGATATGTTACTCATTATGCCTATTAGCGGCTCGTTGTTAACCTTCGCTTTAAATTCATTAATCATATCTATTGCCATCTGATGATGTGGTATCATCTTGTCTATAAACGCAATGTTTGGATTGGAATAGTCATTTGTCATATCCATTTCCCTAACAATAAGCTCCTTATGGCGGGCAAATATTTGTCTCGCTTCCAGTTGTTTTGAACGAGGAAGCGATGTGATAAAATCTTGTGTGTCATCATGAAGCAGTTCCAGGTTTTCTTTACTTCGTAATGCATAAGTTTCTCTGTTTGCGGCAATTGTTACGATAGAACCTTCAAACAAATCAAGTTCTTTCATAACAATGCTTTCATCGCTTTCATCCCACTCCATTTTGTCCCATAGATAATCAAAGCCTACTGAAAATTGATTTAGAGTTTTGCTCCGTACCTGCTTTAATGCACGATCCGCATTTGGGACATCATCAAGAGGTAACGTTTCAAAATAAAGCCCGTAATCATCCTCTTCAAGCTTAGCAAATAATGCTAAGGGATCATCCTGTTTATGCTGCCAGAGAAATGTTATCTTATATTTTGCATTGCTTTGAGGGCCTCTTTCCCGGATTGATTTTGAACAACATCCTTTTATACACTTTTCTCCGTAATCGTTTTTTACTCCCCAGACAATCAGATAGCCTTTAATAATACGCTTATCCAAATCATTATCGGTCAATTCTCCACGTTCGTTAATGGCGACCGTGCTATAATTGATCGGTGCTGCCCGGAGTTTGATTTCCTTTATCTTCTGTTGAAGTAGCGACATTTACTTTTAGGTTTATAAAGCTTTTTATTAGTTGTAACTCTGTTTCATCCATTTCACCCAGCTTCTTTTGATATATAGGCAGGTTTACTTCTTCTTCTCTTAATGATATCAACCAATCGTTTAGAGACGCGACACCTGCACTGAACCTTTGAAGCATCACACCACCCTGAATCTGATCGGTTGCTGCTTTATCTTTTTTATTTTCGTGAAGTATTTCTATATGAGAAAAATCAGCATATACATACTTCTTATAATTTAATTTAGTGTCAATACCTAACCATGTTGTCCACAGTTCAGCGTATCGCTTTGCCCAAGGGATTATTACATCAGAATAAAAACTTTTCAAATCTGCATCTGCATTAGCGAAAGTGCTGTTATCTTTTGAAGGAACTAAATGCCGTGGTACTCTTAAAACTTTGTAAATAGCTACAGCATCGGCTAATGTCTCATTAAAAGGCTCCATTTCCGAAATGCTCATATTCGTTCTTACAAATTCCACCGGTGCAGAAGTCACTCCAATCGTAGCGCGCCCCCCTGTCAGACCGTAATCGAAATTTAATTCGTTTATGGCATCTTTCTTTTCTTTGGATGTAAGCGCCACAATACCACTGTCATCTTTTTTCCGGCTTGCCATAAACCCCATTGCACCGCGTTTGATGTATATGGTATGTCGTGCTTCATAAACAGGTATTAGATTTTTTATAGCTTTATCAGCACCTTTTAACATGCTGGAAGCCGCATTTATATCTGTAGGATTACCGAGCGAGTAATTAACAATAGGCAAAACGTTATTAACATCAAAAATTCTATATCCTCCCTTGTTATCCGGTATTTTGTAATTATTAACAAAATCTGTAATTGCAGTGGCAGAATAAGCATCATAGCCCTTTATCATATCTGCATTTACATTATTTGCAGGCAGATTCCACCATGCTACAATAGAGGATAATTGATTAGGCAATGTTTTGGGGATATTCTTAAAAAAGAAATTTTTACCGATTACTATTTCATAACATACAGCCTGATAAACCATTTGCCTCATTGTATTGAGCGGATTAGGCTGGGAAAACAAACGGTTAAAATTATCATCGGTATAAAGTACTTCATCATTAGCAAATGAACGCAGTTGCCATGTTGCGTCACTTACACGACTTGCTATTTCATGAACAGGTGCGAATATTTCAGGCAGCATATAGAAAAGCTGCAAATAATTCTGACTTGCATAAAAACCATTTAGTAGATTTTCAATAGCAGATAAATGAGAAGGTGCCGTTTCGCTGTACTCAAAAGCGGGTGCAGGTTGTAACCGTTCAACAAAAACTTTGTCTGGAATATATGCATTATCCCACCCGCGGGTACTTATCTTCATTCAATTATTCTTTTAGAAACATTAAGCCATTTTGCTACTTTAAATATTGTCTCGATGCCGTCAATTTTTATTGTATATGACACTTCTTCGTACATCTGCAATATTTCAAATGTTTCAAGCCATACCATTTTACCCGATATGTAAATTGGCACAAAGGCGAAACGTCGCTGCAATCTTGTAGCACCATGAGGATAGTTGACTTCTGTATGCTTTGCAAGCCATTTCATAAATTTTGTTTTGAAATGAGAAAAGCGGATGTCAAAGAGCTAAGACATATTATGATACAATTGTTGACTTTCAGAAAGGTTATCATTAAGTATCACTATGCTTGAAAACAAATTTAATTTTTACGAAAATGATTATTTTGCGGATATGGTAATAAGTAAGAAGGTGTTATTATATAAATAAAAAAGCACCCCTTTTGAGGATGCTTAATAATGGTTTTACCGTTCGTCAACGGATAGACATTACCCTAAGAAGTTTTGTAGTTATTTTTTTTTCTGATGTCTTTTTATAAAGTAACAAGGTTTGTTTTATACTCTCAACTTTCTCTGGATTACCTCCCGATACTATATTCTCTTTTGGGTAATCCCAACTAATAATTGTCATCTGTTTTTCTTCTTCTGTAACTTCTTCCCTATAGCTATAACCATGAATAAGCAATTCTCTTAATACACTTTCAGGTAGCTTGTTACAATGAAGAAAAGCTATTCCTGAACCTATTAATTTTTTTAATTCTTTTGCTGGTATCATATTGTTATTTTATAAAATTCTCGTAAAATTCCAGTCCTTGAGTCAACGGATAGACATTACCCTAAGATTTCGGCAGGTCTTCAGGATTAGTTACCCTGATCTTTTCTATTTCCGTGTTAGGAACCGGCAACTGCTGTTCAATATCACTGCCCTTTTGAATTGTGATTTCTTTTACAGGTTGCTCTGTTTCTTTTGTGGTAATGACGGTTTCTTTTGTTGTTTGCATGATTGTTTGTTTGTTTTTAAAATAATAAATCTAAAAAATTTTATAATAAATGCAAGGTAAATAATAATTATTTTAAAAAATAAGGATGCCTAAAACAGTTTATCTGTCACGACTTAATTATTATGTCAATACATGGCTTCCATTCGTAAGGCTGGGCATGGGTATCTATTTCAAATCGTATTGCGATTGGATCGTTGTCAAACACTTGATTTTTATAAGAAAAAGAATCGAAAAGATTGTCGTCTAAAGCAACAACATAAGCACTGTTTATCCCTTTGTCCGATATCCATTTATCGGGTAATGGCAAAGTTTGATAAATATGATGCACCTGCCTGGCAGTTAATTCAATTGTCATAACTTTTTGCTTTCAATTTATTCCTTAAAACCTTTAATGGAAGCTGAAACAACTTTAGCATGAGCAAGTTTATCAATCATAGTCCTGGCCTTTTGTACTTTGCCCGGAAATGGCTTAACAGTTATTGCGTTTGATTTAACTTTTGCTTGATCCTTTTGCAGCGCTTTCATAAAATGATCTTGTTTCATAATTTTAAATTTTAACAGGCCATAAAGATGGAAAATTTTTTTCATAATAATCTGCTCCCATTTCGCAAACATCGGGTGCATCATCATGTTTGTTCATCTTGCCCGGTTCCTGTATTTTAAGATATGAGGTTAAGTTGCGAATAAACTTTGCATACTGTGGCAATTGTTCATAATCATCTCTGAAAACAAAATTATTTTTTATGAATGAAGCCCGGTTACTTATTCTTGCCAGCTTACCAGTACGAGGGCGAAGCATTCGTACTTCACCTTCAAAGCCTTTGGTCTGCAAATCTTCCCTTATTTTTATAGCCGTCTCTTTCCATCCCATTACACTTTCTATGCCTACATTACTTGTCTTAGTCTTTAATACCAACTCTGCCAATGATGCCGCATTTATATCCTCACCGTCGGTATTATAAATCACATTAGGAATATAGATTTTGTTGCCAATAAGCCTTGTATCTATCGTTGCAAAATCATCTCCTCCCTGGTCGGCAGGATCTGCACAAATATAATTGTGATCAGGATCTTTAAGAAGATTGTCAATTTCATTATAATTAAAAAAAGAAAGGTCTTGCAGAGGGAACATAAGGCCGGTGCGAGGTTGAGGATTTTGCATGTACTGTCGTTCAAAAACCAATTCATTTGCATGTTTTGCAGCTAATGCCTCCTCAACTGTCATTTTAAATGGCCACAATGCCGTTCCGTCTGGATTTATAACAGGCAGGCTAATAACCTCCCATTTATCTTGCTCCACTTTTCTTTGCAAATACCCAGCTAAATCATTAGGGTGTGTTCTCTGCATTATAAGCACAATTGGTGTGTTTCTACTGTTTGTCCTTGTCCTTATCGTGCTATCAAATCTACTATTTACCCTTTCACGTATTGTATCACTGTCAGCTTCGTCAACTTTAATCGGATCGTCTATGACAATGCACCCTGCGAAGTTGTTTTTATCCTGTATAAACTCGTCAATGTCAATATCTTCTTCATCAACTTTTCCAGCTCCAAAACCGGTAACGCTTCCTGCGCTTGCACGCGCTAATACACCTCCGTTTTCAGTAGAATACCATTTATCTTTTGCGTTTGTATTTCTCTTTATTTTTACGCGAGGAAATAAAAGTTGATATTCTTCGCTGTCTATAAGGTCTTTTATTGCTTCACTGTTGTCCAGTGCAAGGCTATCTGAATATGAAAGGTGTATAAATTTTGCGGATGGATTTAAGGCTAAACCATACGCTATAAATGATTTAACAGCTAATTCCGTTTTACCAAAACGTGGAGCTATTTCAATAATGAGTCTTTTGCATTTCCCTGTTAAAACTCTCTCAAGTGCTTCTGCAACTATTTCATGGTGCCTGCCTACTATAAATTTCCTTTTATACTGCGCTTTGAAAAAATATCTGGTAAAAAACAAGAATGATTTTAAGCATTTAATCTTTGCTGTTTTTAGTTTGTTTATGTCGAGCGTTTCGGTCATAAATTATATCTATTTCCATGCCTCGTAACAATTATAAGCAACTGTCTTTTTTTAATCGGGTCTTTTACCTCTCTAAGTTTCTTGAGCAACTTAATTCTATCCATAGGAGCATTCTTCTTTTTAAAATATAAAACGTTTCTTTTTGTCATACTTCGCTTTCCAATATCTCATTATACTTTTTGACTTCTTCCGGAGTCATCTCGGTGTAGTTGTAGTTGTAGTTTGTATTATTAGCGTCAACTTTCTCTCTTAGTCCTAAATCCCTTGCGATGATGTTAGCATTAAAAGCTCCGACAGCAGCGCCTTCAAACTTCTGAGTGTATATAGTTTCCTCTATACGCGTAATGACCGAGGAAAAATCTTGTGTTGCCTTTCCTTTAAAGTCCCTGAAATACCCTGTATTACAATCTAAATAAAGGCATAAACCAGTTAAAGTGTAAGGCCGTTGAGTAGGCATCCTTATTATGCTATCTGGAAATGTAACCTTGCCTTTATCATCAACGTGAGGTCTCGCGGCTAATTTGGCCTGCTCTACTTTCTCCCACGGATGATTGTCGCACCATTGGAAATATTCAGTAGCAGCAACCCATAATAATTGAGACGAAGCAAATAATTTCTCTCTGCCGTGCTTATTTCTTAATTTCCAAAACTGATTATTTTTAGGTGCTGCCAATGATGGTTTTGTTTTTATTTTTTATGGTATGTTGACAATACTTTATTGAAACAATATTATTTCCGGTTTAGGCTCGGTTTCGATAACTTTCTTCTCATTAACTTCTGCCTTTATAAATTCCAGCAAGCTGTTAACCATATCCCGGAATTCCTGGTAATTGCTGTTATAATAAGAAGTTATTGTGGAGACCTGCTGACTGATCCATGATTCATTACAAAGAAGGATCCCTTCGAGTTCATGCCTTACGCCATCCTCTACATTATAGCTAACCTTAGTATTGAAAACGGCAGGAGAATAAAGCCATAGTACCACTGCAATAAATAAAGTCCTTTCTGCAACTGCCTGTCGTGGTATATTAACGCCCTGTATATATTCTTCTGTAATGTTGCGTCGCTCTAAGAAAACGCCAAATATTTTGCAAAGCGTTCTTCCAAAATAATGATAGTGCGGCTCAATCTTTTCAACCTGCTTTGCCGCATCTTTTATGAGCAAAGGCTGCTCCTTTTTTAAATACTCAACAATTTTAACGCAAGTGCCAGGCTTTAGCATTTCCAAAATTAAAACTTTTTGATAATAACATTATCAGTTTTGTTTCATGTCTCTAATCACATAGCGTGAAAGCTTTTTAGTTAAATCACTTTATCCGGCACCTTCTTACCCCCAACCTTAAAACCCATCTCCCTGAGGTTCTCATAAATCTTAGTCCTGCTGCGTCCATACTTGCCATTTTTTCCTGCCAACAGCATTGCTTCCTCTACTTTCTCAAAAGGTATCTTGTATCGGTCAGCGATATATTTTACTTCCCGCTGGTGATCTTGCCGGTGAGCGACTAACTTTTTATCCTGATTCATTCTAAAATATTTTTGACATCAAAATTAGAAATAGAATTACAATTAAAAATATTGCAGCGACCTGAAGCAGTTTGAGTAATAGTTCCATTATCAAAAGTATAACTATTTGATAATATTTTTAACAAACAATCTCTCTTATGCTTTCACGGTAATTTTTTGTCAGCCTCACTCCATAGTCAGTAATTTCTTTTGAAGTGTATGAAGCAAGTATAGTGGCATACTCAACCTTAACAATTTCATTAAGCACAATAATATAATCCTTAACAGTGCTGTTTGGCTCTTTTTTAATCAACTGATCTACAATATCGTTTTGCCAATTTATGTCCATTAGTCATAATTATTGTTTGTATTACCGGCTACAAAACCATGTTACCTTCCTTTAGACACAACCTCTGGGTGCATCTTTTTTAAGTGCTGTTGCAAATTAGGAAACGAACGGTTACAGCATGGACAAACGCCGTTAGTTAACCGCTTTAGTTTATGCTCTGACTTTTTCAATTGTTCTTCAATTTGAATTTTAGTAGCTGCAAGGTTTGCCATTTCGTTTTCCTTCTGCTTCAACTTTCTTTCGGCTTCTTCCCGCAATCTTACTTCCTTACTCTTTGAATAATGTTGTCCGTGACCATTGGGGCAATAGAATGATTTTGACGGGTCATTTTGTAAATGCTCTTGCAGGTCAGAGGGTATACCAAATGCAATACCACAGTTGCAACATATTTCAGTAACCATCGTTACTGTTTTTTGATACTTTAAGTTTACTTCAAACATTATTTTTACTTTTAAAGTTTTTAAATAATTGAAACATTAAACCTCCCTTATCTTAATGCGATGTTGAAGCCACATAAGCTTACGTTTCAATCTGTACACCGGAAGAGTCCGTGTCACTTCACTCTTTACATCCTCTACTATTATCTGACCCGTTTTTACATCAGTATAAACAAGGTCAGCAAAATAAGAAGCTATCTTACCGCCCTTTATTTGAAACGTATATTCTACCTGCCTTGCTAAAAATCCTATCTCGCCCACCTTAAGAAGTAACTTTAATTCCCTGTAGCGTTTATATTCTTTCTTGCTGTCAAAGGTTAATCCATCGGCATCTATTTTTTGAGAATGATATTTTGACTTCTTTGGCTTCTTTTCAGCAATCAAATGCTTATTTCTTGCTGCTACAGGGGAATTTTTTATAGTTTCAAGCCACTGAAGATTATTACTCATTTTCTTATTGCCTTCTTTATTTTATTATAACTAATGAACTTTCTGTTAACATACCAACCAAGTGAGCCATTAACCTCACATCTTTTTTACAGGAAATAGTCCCGTTATAAATAAATCAAGTGGTATAAATAAAGCAATCGTTGCCATTAATATTTAGCCTATATTTTTTCTTTTGTTTTTCAATGAGTTGAATGTTCATAGTGTCTTATATTAACTAGTTCTAAGCAACGGGCGGAAGAGCATCCATCAGCACTATAACCCTTTCCAAAGATGCTCCGTATTCAATTAATCTTACTATTTCATGCCTGCTTTCAGTGTAAGGTGCAGTCACTTCAATAATTCTATTCAACTCTTGTACTAACAATTCCCGCAGCTTAGAACAACCGGTTTGCTGCAATTTTTGCTGACGGAACATCCAATCAACTCCATGAACAAACCCAACTTCATATCCAGCTTCCGTCATTTTGACCCGTCTTTCTGCTTCAATTTGGGCAGCAGATACCCATTCAACTCTTGTTCTCATATTTATATTTTTAAATTCAAAACCAGCAGCAAGCCGCCGAACGTTAGCGGCTATTAAGGGACACTTCGTAAAATTTCATGTTTTCTAAATCTCAAATCATCTAACTCGTCTTGGAGTTGATAAATCCGATTATTTATGTTCTCAATTTCCATATCAGCCGCTTCCCTTTCTGCCTCTATTTTGTCCTGTTCATCTTGTGCATCTGCATCTGCTTGCATAGCCTCCATTTCGGCTTCCGCTTCGGCTTGACAATTCATTTCATAATCATAGTGTTCTTGATTTTCGTAATCATACATAATTGACAAAATTTAACAGCCGCTAACAGGGCATTGCAAAAAGCAGGGCTGACGTTGTGCTTTGAGCAATGGGAATACTAATGAACTTTTGTACAAATCGCATCGGGCAGGCGTATTCCTATTTCCCTGCTTTTTGCAATGCTGAAACGTTAGCAGCCATTGTAAAATGACTTCGACCAACGTTTCTTTTTTTCATTCGGGTATTTGCGAACAGTTCCAAATAAATCAGACACTTCGCTTGTGCGACTGATGCCAACAGAGCTGTTCCATTCTTTACCGCCGACATTTTCTTCTTCTAATTGCCATCCACTTGCTTTCAAACTCACACCACTTTCAGACTGTAATGTGTAAGTAATAATTTTTAAAAAGCCCATTTCTTTTGCAACACGACTGCAAGCTGCATACAGTTTTGAACAGCCGTTTTTAATTCCTTCAACAATGCAAAGACGAAGAACTTCTATCTTCTTTCCGTCATCTAAAAATCTTCCAATTGGACGACCGCAAATTGCAACGCCGATAATTTTATTTTCATATTTAATTCCTAAAGCAAATTGATAACCGACAACCTTCCCATGATGACGATGATGTTTAACAACAAATGCGTTTGCTTCTTTCAATTTCAAAGGCACTACTGACAAACAACGGCTGCTAACATTGGGTTTGGCAAAAAATGGGCGGACGTAAATATCCTCAACATCATTAATTCTATTCGGCTGTATATCCGGCTTTGACATTATCTATTTAGCTTTTTGTTGTTATCTTCATCTTTTGGTTTTTCAATCATCATTTGTTCCGGGCGGACGAATTTCAAATTCCCATTCTTCGCCAAGCCCTAAAACGTTAGCAGAAACCTTTTGGGCGTTCACATTTTTGAAAACTTATTGCCCATACGCACGGGTTGTTATCCCAACTGTCTTTGCCGTTTATTTTTTCCCACACATATCTAAAAGCTACCTTGAAACCATTCTGTGATATTTTCTTAGCCATATTTTCATTAGACAATATTTTTTTTGGTATATCGGACATTAAAGCCCCCTCTTGCATTGCATCCCAGTTTGATATATCATTTAATTGTTGAACCTTTATATCAGCAATTTTCAAAAACAACCGACAGGCTTTTTTCGGCATGAATATCGAAGGCTTCCATTTAATTTTTTCCTTTGTTTCTTGGTAATTTTCATCAACATAAAAGTCACTATCACAACTTGCTTTATACAAAAAGTAAGCAGTGTTATCTGCCCATGTTTCCCTAACCCAAAGAATATCGCCAACATTTCCATAAGGACATTTTACAACCCATTCCCCGAAATCAAAATCAACGTGCAGTCCTTTAGATAATAGTGGGTATATATCCCCGTTTTTATCTTCGCCACATAGTTCAGGGTCTATAACTAATTTAGAGTGTGAAAAATCGTTGCAGCCTTTTATCTCCCGTCTCGTCTGACTTTTATTCCCTCGTAAAATTGCCTGTACCATTTGACTTGAAAATAATATCGGGTGGACTAAGGCTTCTGCTAACATGCCGTTTTGCAATATGTCAGCGGAAGTAGTTGTTTGTGACATTTGTAATTCTATTTTAGTTATGAATAAATTTGGAGCAGATGTTTTTCAAATACCGCCACATCGCAAAGCGGGCCGAGCGTTATATAATCGCAAACTTTTCCCGCTCTGCCTTTTTATCCCGGTACAATTTCTTTTTCTTTTTGATAGTACAGTGTTTACAGACATTGGACCTGTTATCAAAAAAGCTGCGATCAATATAGAAATCGGTTAAGGGCTTCAAAGCTTCATTAGGCGGGCAGGTTATACAGGTTTTCATGTTTGACGGATTAGCTATAATTGTTACCAACGTTCATTTAAGACCATAGCGTAGGGGCAATCTTATTTAGTTTAGTCTTTGCAAAACCAAGTTCCTTTATTTCTTTTTTTATTAGCTTTTCTTCCGCTAACCAAATATTTGCTTTTGTAAAAAACTCTTTCTTTATTTCAAATCCAAACCCTTTTCTATTAATTCTTTCAGCAGCTATCAAAGTTGAACCACTACCAGCCACAGGATCAATTACAACGTCTCCTTCATCTGTAAATATTTCAATAAGCTTTTTTAAAAGTTCAACAGGTTTTTGCGTGGGGTGTATCTTTTCGATGTCATTATCTTTCGGCCAGTCAATACAATTAAAAATCATTTTGCCATTATTTCTAAACTTTGGCAATCTATCACGATAAAGAACCAATCCATATTCACAGTTACCAACTATTTTCATATTTGCTTTTAAGACTTGTGCGGAAAAGTTTTTACGGAAAACCAAGTTTATGTAATTATTCAAACCGTATCTTTTTGCTAATTCTATTAAATACATTTGTTGATCAAAAGCACAAAATATAATCATACAAGGTGCATCTCCCTTTTGCCTTGCTTCACCTTCAACTTTTTTTGTTTTAGTTTCAGCCTTTAGCATTGTGCTGCAAAAGTGCATAAATTCGGCAGGTCTAAAATCTTCATCAGTATCAAAAAAACTTTTACCAGCTAAAGCACTTTCTCCATTACTATTATCTCCATCTTTATACCAAGCAGGGCTTGAAGCATAGGCATGGTTTCCAAGGTTGTAAGGTATATCAGCAATGATAAGTTGAGCTTTTGGTATATTGTGCCTCTTGTAATTTTGGAAGTGGTCTCTATATATCATTTTCGTTGATTTTACACCTGAACAAAAAACTTGTTTATCTATAGATCAAGTTGTTCATTGTTTCACAAACAAATTTTTATAACCGCTTTCATTGGCTTTGTAATTCCGGTTTTACAATTTCTTTCCAACCCTCAAAAGCGGCAGTAATCTTATCCAGGGATTTTATAAGCCTGGCGTCTTGCGGATGAAAATTTTCTATTTGTTTTGAGGTGTTTCCCAGGCTTTCTAAATGGTTCAACTCGCCAGATATCACACTTTCCGCTGCAACATTCCTTCGATTCCAGTAGTGATCCATCATCTGGGAAAGCATTTGAATGTCAATCCGGTCCCGGATGTCAACCAGGTCACCACGCTTTGCCATTGAAAACATCATCACATAATCTTCAAGCCTAAAATTTCTACATTCATCCAGAAGCATTGCCGCACCTTCAATCATCTGGTCTTCATTCATGTTGCGAACAACGTTAATAGAGTTACAGAAGTCTTTGATCATAAGGAAAAGAACTTTCAGCATTTTTGATTTTCCTAATTCCGGTAATAAATTTTCAATTTTGGGGTACTTTACCACGTCTAAAAATTTTGGGATTCCTTTTGGCATCAGTTGGCTTGTAATTTCAACCAACTCCATTTTTCCATCAATTTTTTCAACCTCCATTTTTAGTAAAGTGCCTATCAATTTTATCGAATGCTGATTGGGTTGATACCTCTGAAGCTGGTTGTTTTTTTCCATTTTTGTCTTTTTTGAGTTCAAAAAATCCTTTCCATCCATTCGCCATGCTTTGATGAATAATTTCCGTGGCTGTTTGTTCAACACCGCTGGAAATTTTAGATAAATCGTAAAGTGATGCCTGTTCTGATTGAGGAGATTTGTAACTAAACCGGTGTTCTTTTTGCTTGTATTCCTTCCAATGCTGCCACTGTATTTTAAAGCTTTCAGATTCAAAAGGAAAAATTATTGCAGCATCATCTGGCGAAGCCTTTACTTTACTTTTCTCTTCTTTTCTTTTCTTTTCTTTTCTTTGTGTACAAATGTTATCATTTATTGATATAAATGTTACATTATTGTTCTTTAATGCTTCATTATTGTCAATTAAAAGCAATTCTTCAAAAAAAACGACTTCCTTGGCCCGGTCTTTGGCTTCGATATACCTCTTTTGGATACCCCTGGATGTGAGGATGCCGAACGAATCAAAAATACTTTTGTCAAAAAAAGCACGTTTAATCAATCCATTTACTACGTCATTCACTAACTCATGAGTAATTCCATTACTCACACGTTTCGCAAATAATAAGCTTTCATCTTGTCCCCATTGGTAGTAATATCCGTTGCGGTATACTAAGCAAAGCAGCCGTATAGCAATACTTTCTCCCTTACAGCCGAATTGAGATGATATGAGCTCAATTTTATCATCGTTAAAAAAATCAACGTCTAAAGGAAAATATTGAAGTCCTGCTTTTACAGTTCTCGCCATTTACAATAATTTGGTTTGTTCATATTTATTGGATATATCTTCCATGCTATAGCCCAGATCACCGCAAAGCTTTTTTAGTGCATTATCAACAGCAACCTCAGATTTCTTAGCATCGTTAAAAACATTTCTGTTACCGGCGAAATACTTCTTTTGCAGTTCACGCATGTTATGTACGCGAAACATAAAACGCTGCAGGTGGTCTTGCTCTTTGGTCATGCTGTTAATCTTTTATTTACTTCATCGGCCGTGATAATCTTGTTTTCTAAAAGATGAATAAGCATGGAGGCGCGTGCTTCAGATTCGGTTTCACTTTGATAAGTATTATATGTGCGAATTTGCATAAAATCATCAAATTGCCAGCAGTTATAGATATTGTTATCAATCTTACCGCTCAAATATTTGTTAGGTAGCATTACTCCTAATTCAGCCACAGTAAAGGCAGAAAAAAAATGATTTTTTACAAACCCGGCATAACGGCTGATCCAATGCTTCATTTGTATGTCAATAACCGCATCCTGTTTTGAATTACATTTCCATACAAATAAGCTTTCTCGTTTTATCCCTAACTCGTTTAGTTCTTTTGCCTGTTCTAAACTGCATACCTGATTTTCTAATTTCACGCTGTTAATTTTACCGGTTCCCAATCAAAAGTCCGTTTTAGTTCTGCCATCATCCACTCTTTAGCAATATTATTGCACCAGGCATACTTTTCACCTTTGATATCAACCCAGTCTTTTACGCGCTGCTCATAAAATACAATAAGCTTATAAGCCGTCTTATCATCAATCTTTTTAAGCCGCCAAATTCTTTGAGCATGAATAATTATTTTGTATTTAATAGTGTGCAACACCGAAATATCTTTGTAAGGCTGACCATCTGCTTTAAGCTTACATGCCTGCTCGGCAATCAATTGCTTAACATTAATATCAATAGGCTTTTGGCTGGAAAGGAGTTCGAATTGTACAATACCTTCATCATACTTAACGGCCTGGGCGTTTAAGGCGCCACAGTGAGGGCAAATTCGTTGAGAAAGATGAATTAAGACATTGCAGCTTACACACGCTTTTACAGGCGCTTCACCGGGTCCTTTTGGCTTTTCAGGATTGAAAAATATATCAGACCAATCACGGCTTTCGCACCAGTCGCCATGATACAAAGCATTGCCGCCCATGTCAATGATTTGGAAATATTCTTTTCCGGTGTGAGGCCTCGCCATCCTTCCTGCCATCTGCAGCCACAAGGAAGTTGACATTGTTGACCTGTTAATAATTCCGGTTATTATAGATGTTTCATCGAATCCTGTTGTGAGTACTGAACAATTATTTAAGATGGCATTCGGTGTTTTTTTAAACCACTGTAGAATTTCGCCACGTTCTTTATGGTCGGTCTCCCCATCCAAATGCTTGGATGGATAACCGTAACTCAAAAAAGCATCATTAACTTTTTTTGAGTGTGCTATGTTGCAATTGAATATGATCGTCTTTTTACCTTCTGAATAGTCACGATATGCTTTAAGACAATTATGTACATGCTTTGAAGATGAAAAAACAGAGCCCATTTGCGCCTCATCAAATTCTCCATTTTTTATAAGAAGGTTTTTTCTTTCGATATTTCGTATATGGTATGTCCTGTTCTGCACCAGGCTTCTTTCTGCAATCAAATCGGGAATATCAATGCCACAGCAAATATCTTCAAAGTAGTTTTTTAGAGGATCTTTTTTGCTTCCGGATATTGGCGTCGCAGTAAATCCTATTATAATAGATTCTTTAAAATAATCATATACTTTCTTGTGATTTCCAACGTGACATTCGTCGGCAATAAGCAATCCGACATTACCGAAATATGCAGGATTTTTCTTTAGCCTGTTATTGACGGTTTCTACCATACCAACGTACACCATAACATTAGGGAGATAATTTGTATCTGCGGTAACAGGAGCCGCAGATATATTATACCATTCAAACAGTGTTCTTACCGCTTGCTTTAAAAGCTCTTCCCTATGAACAATAATTACAACCCTCTTTTGTTGCTTAATTAAGAATCTTTGTATCAATCCGGCAAAACACACGGTCTTACCTCCGCCTGTTGCGAGTTGAGCAATAAGCCTTTTTTTGCCTAATGCTGCCTTCTTTGACAGTGCATCAATAAGCCGGTGCTGATATATTCTTAGTTCAGGCATAAATAAATGATGTTTTGTTTTTCCTGTCACCTCTCAGCATTTTACTAAGAACGTAGGGCTTCAATAGAATTGACTCAGCAGCATCTTTTATACAGTCGTAAAACATTCCCGTCTCTGTGTTAATTACAAGTTTTGCTGTATTATTTAAGCCGCCGACTCCTTTAGATTTACCGCGCATTTTGCTAAGGTTTGCTTCGCTATGCGTCTTACCGTAGAAAGGGTTGTTAGGCCCTTTAACTTTTCCTCCTTCAATTAGTTTTATCCTTTGCTTTTGTACAATCTCAGGTGCCACCTTTTTTCCTTTGTTCGGCGATGGCTTACCTTTTGCATTTAAACTCAATTTTAGTCTGGTTTCTTCGGAAACAACCCTGCCTTTATTAATTTCGCTGATTTTTTTTCTTGTCTCATCGGACGCCATTTGATAAATCCCGTCCATTCTGCAATTCAGGTTTTGGGATCTAAAACTTTGGTTTTGGCGGATATAAAAAGTTTCGTAATAATTAAGTTCACTTTCTTCGCATTCAACCAATACTTCAAAATAATGATTATTAACACCATACTTAACCAACGAGGCGTAAAGTTTAGGTTGAGATTTGCAGCTTAATCGTTTATAAGTAGCAAACCTTCGTTCGATATCCCGGCTTTGTCCGATGTAAAACCTGCCCATTGGACTTGTTATTTTATAAATGCCTATCATTAATTTTCCAATAATTTAGGTCCGTTATCTTCAACTACTACCTCAGCCTCTTGAACTGCATCATCTTCATCCTCTGGTTGATTGAAAAGCGTCCACTCCCAGCTTTCCATTGGCTCAACCCATTCGTGCATATTATCCTTGCGGGTAATAGTCTTTTTACCTTTAGCAGGTTTGTGATATTCAATATCACACTCTATTTCCCTGAGTTCCCAACCGTCTTGTATTTGCCGGGATAGCTTACCTACTTCAGATTTAACAACTTTAAGTCGCGAGGTGTACTGCGATTGCACAGCTTTAGATTCATTTTCAATCTCTACCCCTTCAATAGTTTTTTGGGCAAGCTGCATAGACATTTCATGTGTCTCTCTCGCTTTGAAATCGTACCTGAGTGATTTTTTTTCTGTTTTAATTTCTGGCATGGTGGTTTATTTTATTAAGTTTTTTTTCCAATGTTTTTTTAACGGTATGGATCAAAAAAGATTAGAATGGCAAGTCATCATCGTTTGATAATTGAAATTTTTCTGTAAATTCAAAATCGTCTCTTTCATCCTCATAATCTTGTAACGACATTTCAAAATATTCATCGGATGGGCTTTTTGTAGTTGGATTTTCAACGCCAAGCTGTATAAGCCTATGGTCTGTTAAGTTGTTTTCTGCATCGTAAAAAGCAAAGTGCAAAAAGTTGTTTTCATAACAGATAGTTTCTTTTGGCGAAGAAAATGCACCGTATAAATGCATCCCATCGTAAGGGTTGTTGTGTACATAAGGCTCTTTAAAAGTTACTTCGTGGTAAACGCCTACTTCTTTACCGCAAATCGGACATTTATTCATAATTGCCTTTTAATGGGTTACTAATCTTATTTCGTCGTTTGGCTTATAAAGCACCTTTCCAAATTTTGTTATTTTATCTCCCCAGAACGGATTGTCATTACTGCTGCAGTCAACCTTAACTATCTCAGTCTTTTTGAGCGGAATGCTATAAATCATGAGGTAAGCATTTGGCACAATAGATAATTTTGAATAATGCCAGTCCTGATTTTTATATCCCATAAATTCAATAAGGCCGCGCAAGTCTTTTGACATAGTAACTTTCAAATCAATGACAGCCAGATTAGGTATAAGAAAGTCCAATCTGCCTTTTACCGGCATTGTAAAGTCTCCGAAAGAAGCATCTGCCGTATAGCTTACCTGCTTTTGAAATTGGTTAATCAGACTGCCAAACCTGTTTCTTATAACCGCTGCAATGTTGCGGGCATAAGGGTAAAGAGGACTATACATATCAGCTTTAGAGGGTTGCGTGATAATATCATCTACCAAGCTGCCAATACGGATATTATCTGTCATTTTTAGGTCTTCTGTAATACCCATTTTTTCACGCTTCAGGAATGAGTGAGATAAAGCTGGCAGCTTTAAGTACTCATCGAAAGGAAGGCCATCATATCTGACAATATTTGAATAGGTAATCATTCTTTATCTGCTAAATTTTCTTCGACTAATGTTGTTTCAAGATTGTCAAGTGTTAATAGTATCTCCCTCAGTTTTGATCTTGTTTCTTTTACTCTTTTGCTGTTATATTTTATTTGCTCAAGTCTTTTAAACATGTCACTCACCTTTATTATTAGACCTGTTTGTATTTTTGGACAACCCGAAGACCCGGAATAATAAAACCCAAGTATTTGAGCAATTTCTTCGCTGTTTGATTCAATTAAAAACCCTCCTGATGTTTGTGCTATTATTTTCATAATTTATCTACCTCCTTCCAGATGATACCAGCAGGTGAAAAATTATTGTCATCACTTTTGACTTTTGCCAATGCCTTAGCCGCACTATCAGCCGAGAATGAAAACCATTTTTTAGTAGATGTCTTAGGCTGACACGCTGTCTTGTTTGCAAGAAATGCAGCAAGTATTTTCATAGCATTATCATAAGTTTCCTCCATATCCACCTCATAGCATTTCTTTAGAGCTTTAATGCCAGCAGGCTCAATACTATGCACAATTGCAATAGCTTCAAGTTGTGCCGCCGCTGCCTTGTTTTGCTGTTGCTCTAATATCTCCTGCCCTTTGCGTTGTTGTTCTTGCTTTGCTAATTCAATAGCCTGCAGCTTGTTGCTAAAAGCAACTTCATAATCCGAAAAACGTTTTTTAAGTTCTTCCTGAAACAATTGAACATATTTAAAAGGATAAATTATAAATAGTTCATCAATAATTTCTTCTAATTCTTCAGGTGTGCAATACTTAATAACTGGTGACGAAATAATAGGCTTAAAAGTGCTTTCTGTAATTTGATTACTAACCTTGCTTAAATATTCATCAATTTTTATAAACTCTATTCCTTTATTCAAAGCAAATTCATAAGCAATACCTACTTTATCAAGTGTAATATTTTTAAATTTAGCATCCCAATTAGCTGCCTCTGTAGAAACTTGCTGCCTGATACTATTAATTTCATCTCCTTTCAGTTTCTTTTCAGCTTCTTTTTTTTCATGTTCTTTCGTAACCTTAATAATTGCATTAGAAAAATCTGCAACAGGTACTGCAAATGATTTTTCCGGATCCATTAGTCTTTGAGTGACTGCATCAAATTGAGCGGTAATTTTCTTCCGCTCATCCATTAGTTTTGCCTGGTCTGCTTTTACTTCTTTTAGAGCCATTTCAGCAGCCGGTATTTCCTCAATTGCAGCAGGAGGGTTTTCAAGCTTTGAAAGAGATGCCTGCGCCTGTACCTGAAATTCAAGTTCTTTTTTGTAAACGACTATCCCCATTTCTCCCCAAGCGTGTCGCTTTAAATCTAAGTTGACATCTGCTTTTTGATGATTTTGTTTTATTGCCGGAGTTTCCATTTTATCTGTTATTTTATAATATAAAAAATTGGTTTGCAAGTTTTCCTGCATAGATAAAAACTCACCTTATATATGTTTACAACCGCGACAAATGGTGGATGAGGATTATCTGTAATTTTTTCACACTTAACTCTAATTGCATAACTAAATGGCAGTTTCAAAAAAATACAACTAAATAGATATGAATTATTTTTTAACTTTAATTTCATGTTCTTATAGTATAGGAATTTGCATTTCCTCGTAAGAGGTGACAGCAACATTATTTAAAGCAGTTACTTCTTCATGGTTGATATAGTCATGTCCGGTTTCGTCCTGCATAGCAGCTTCATCAGCGCCATTGTCAACAATGACTTTCTTTTCGGCTGAAGTAATTATTTGTGTCGCTCTTGTTTCGTTTTGGTTTGTACCAAGTTTTTTCAATCCGTGCCTTATAGCCTTTGCCCGGGCAAACTCAGGATCAATGCCGCCGTTAAAACTTCTGTAATTTGGATTTGAATAATCTTTTGTGGCTGCATCACTTTTGTTTTTGCTGTTTTCCTTATGACTTGCATTCTTCCATCTGCTAAAGTCACTTTCGTCATATTCTCTTTCTCTCCATTCTGCTACCGGTTTTCTGTTTACGTCAAAAGATGGAACTAAAAACCGGGCTATTACCGATACTACTTTCCCCTTATCATCTTTAAGCACCCTCGGCCTGTCTACATCTAATATTCGTCCGCATTGTCTTGCAATAGATATTAACCCGTCGGCAGAAGGCTGAACCTCCAAAGCCTTTTTCCATTGTCCACCGATTTCTACGTTTCTTGATTTGATATATACCAAACCAGCATTTGGGTCAAATGAAAGGTTGTTTTTTAGTACGTATTTAATACCTGATATTACAGTCTCAGGCAGAGATTTCACGCACTCGTATATTATAGGCTTTGCAATAGCCTGCTGCTGTAGGTAGTCCAGCTCTTGTAATGCAATTGTTGATGCATCGGTTCCTGGTGCAGTGTTTATTTTTACTAAGGCGTTTAGTGTTGGCAATTCTTGTGTCGCCAAAGCCATTATTTCATTTTGCTTACTCATTTTGCTTACTTTTGTTTTGTTTTTTGTTTATAAATTGTTGCTCAAAGGCTGTATTACCGTACAGCCTTTATTATTTTATTAAAAATGTAAGGCTGCACCCTATCCTCATCCTTCAGGGGAAACTGGCATTTAACTGCTTGCTTATCGGCAGCACCTTACACTTCTTATTTTATTTTAGCTTTTTTCTTAGCCGCTCTTACAAGCAATATGGAGAAGCTGGAATTATTTTTCATATGTTTGTTTTGCGTCCTCGTTTTCTGCTTAATTTTATTGCAATACGATCCTCGTCAATCTTAAAACCGTCAATAATTTCATCCTCCCTCAATCTGATAATTTCAGATATGGCTGGCAGTAATTGCTCCCATGTAACGCTTGTTACTACGCCGCCTCCAAGAATTTCCTCCTTAGATGCTTTGCCGAATGTTTTAATTATTTCCATGTTTCTTTTTTGAATTTTCAATATTTAGTTCCGGCCAAGAATAACCGGAACTTTTTTTAAACTAAAACTACCATATATGAAAAAAAAATGTTATTCTCTACAATATTGTCCACCCATAGAAATGAGCGGACTTTCTAAACGATTGCTATGAAAAAAGTTTTAAAATTCATTACTCATCTAAAAGCATAACCGTCCCTTTTGGACATAATGTTGCATCTGCAATAATCTCTTGCCAATCATCAGGATCTTCTTCTTTAATCATTTCTAAAGTACCTAATGCATCAGAATGATCGAAATACTTATCATCTTCTGATACTATAGCTCTTTCAACTTTTATAGCAGCATCATCAACTTGTGATAGATAAACTTCCTGCTGCAATTGTTCTTCTGTAAGAGAATTGCAAAATGTTTTCAATTGTTCGTAATTCATATCTTAAAATTTTTTTTACACTCCAATTATGACACACACCCTACACATACATGGGCTGAAATGAATCAAGTTTATTATTAATACTTTGCTTTGGTTTGTTTGCTGCACAAAGTTTTTTCATTTGCCATATATAGTTTTCAATATCGTTTGCAGGCAATACTTTTCTGTACCATTCGGGCTTATACTCTTTCAACCAACCACTATCAAAAAATGCAAACTTGCTAAACGGATTTTTAATAGCTTCGGAAGTTTTTGGCTCATTGCAGTAACCATAATTGTTTAGGTAATACCTTGAAATACCAAGCAATTCACAGGCTTGCTTTTTGTTTCTACAAACAATTATATAAGTAAGTTGCACATCACCACACATTAGGGGTATTTGTACCTCTATTGTTTTCTGCTTCATGCATATAATATTTGATTCGTCATTTTAAAAAACTGTAATTGATTTCGGCTTGTGGGTAGCACTTACAATTTATGAACCGTGTGGCCAATAGTTCTACCTAATCTCAATTACAATACTAATTTTTTACACTCCAACAATCAATCACACACATCTGCGCTGCGTACTCTGCCCACAATTCCTCATACAAAGCATTATCCCCGTACATCATGCGATACCTTCTTAACGAATGCCGGTGACCATCTAAATTCATAACCGTATCTGAGCTATCAATAAGTTTCTTTATTTCCTGATAGTCTTTGTTTTCTGCTTCGCCGTACATACGGCCGTGCCTGTCAACCCAATACTTTTGTTCTTTAGGCTTTCCTTTAGCTTTAAAAAACAAGCTTAGGATTATGTGAGTGAGTAAGACAATTGTGATTACGATTGTCATTTTAATATTTTCCGTTCTGTCAACCCAACATTTTTCTTTAGGCTTTGCGTTAATTAACCTGGTTGCGATTATGTTAATTAGTAAGGCAATTATGATTATGGTTGTCATTTCTTATATAACTATTGATTGAATATTTATCCATTCATTTGTCTCCAATAAAATAACTATGGGTTGTTCTTTAAGTAAACCACATATCTGACTTAATTTTCTTAATGATTTAACGCTTACAAAAGCTTTATCAGAATCAAAAGAAGATTCAATACTTATTTTTTTATTACCCATAAAAAGTTCCCTTTCTTTAATATGAACTTCTAATTCATGAGCACCATCCGTAACATCGAGATCAATTTCTTTAAGAAACTTTCGAATAGCTAAACTGCTGACTATAAATTTCATAATGTTTATTTTAAAAAGAACTTTGTAAAACCTTAAACATCTTATCAATTATCCCGCATGCCACATCTTCATATTGCTTCTGCAGCGCCTCAAGCTCAGCCTCGTTTTTAGCAAGCATTTGTGTTCTTAAAATAGACCAATACCCGGTCTGACCAAGGAAATAATTACAGTAATCCTTATCAGCCCGGATAAGCCTTTTCTTATCCCCCATTTGACGCAGAAGGTCAAGGCATTCTTCGTGATCTTTTTTTAGTTGCAGGAGGGTTAAGCCGTTCATGATTTTTTGCTATTAAGGTTTAATGTTTGCAGAAGAACGCCTTTTTTATACCAAACTGAATATTGCTTAATCCTTAGCTTATTAGCTACACAGATAATACGAGCATAATAAAATTTTCTTTTAAATTCTTGAACTGCACCGACTGCTGTACTTTCTGAAAACGTTGTTTTTTCTCCATTACTAAAAGTCGTTTCAGTATAACCATCTGAAATTAATTTATTCCATAGGTCATCAGTTAAGTACTTGTAATTATGCCCCCTCTGGGCTTCTTTCCTTTTATTGTATTGCATAATATCCCATTCTAACCTGTCTTTATCATTCATTTGCTGCCGATGATTACCCATGATGTTTTTTTTCTTTGTTCATTAATTTCATGCAAAGTCAATGGTTTTTTACGATACACCTCTTCGTAACATTCAGGACACATATCACGATGGAACGTTTCGCTATGTCCATTTGTTTTAGATTTGTTTGTCCAAAACATTTTAGCTTCTCGATTACATTTTTTGCAGTTCATCATTTTTGAATGTTGTCATCATTGATTATTTTATTAAGAGCCGCCATTCACGACGGCTCTTTTTTAGGGGGACGTTAAAAAATAGGATGAGCATTGCCAATTGCTCTCAACACGTCCTTAACTACGCTCCAAAAACTTAATATCGGCATAGAAGTAATTAATACTTTAACTGCAATAGAGACCATCTTTGTTTTCATTGTGATATTTGATTTTTAATTGGTAAATAATTTTACCAATGAGTTTATAAACCCTTTTTTTCTACCAGCTTCCGGCCTCACACATCGCCTCTCTATCCTCCTTCTCTATTTGAGAAAGTATATAGCGGTACCGCTTATTAATGGCATCAACTATAATATCATTCTGCTCACTGGTATAAGCCTTCTCATCCCAGGTAAGTTCATCCCAGGTATTACACCAGGTGATTTCAACTTCCCCGCTTTCGTCTTTATCGTTGTCAAGTGAACTTATATACAGGTTCATAATTCTTCTATTGATTTTATTAATTCCAATAATTCAATTTTTGCTTTTAGCATAGGTATTTCTGCGCTGCATAGTGCTAAGAGATAGTTGCACTCTTCTTCGGAAATAAGATCATCTGTATTATTCATAATGTGAGTTTGTTTTTGTAATACATCCTCTTGCCGTTGATGCCAAATTTGTACATGTCAGGAGCGATCTTGCCGGCATAGAATAAATTCTGAAAGCCCTTTTTTGTCAGGCCTAAAAATTTCGCTGCTTCTTCCTCATTCAAAAGCTCCTGTTGCTGTTTTATGGCTTCAATTGAACTTATCAGCCGTTCGATCTTACGTTCAAGTGTTGCTAAGTCTGACATTATACAGTTGCTTTTTTAATGGCTGATTCAAGTTTTGGTATTACGTTATTTGCCAGATCAATAAAGTCCATGTTGCCTTTGTCGTCGATGGCCCAGTTTAATGCGGCCTGGCAGGCTTCTAATAGCATAGTTTTAACTTCATCATTCTTCTCCATTGCCTTATTCATTAACAAAAGTTTTAAATCTGATCACTAGCATTTATAAAAATCTACAGTCATATTGTATTTGAAAATGAGCCCGGGCATAACCTTCACATCAGCCCGGGACCCATGGGGGCTTTTCATATTCTGCGATTACGGCATGACTACTGTGCTTTCTTCAGCTTCTTCCAATATTTCCTCGGTTTGCTTATGCATAGCTTCAGCAATTTTTAAAACCACGTCATGGTTAGTTAACCAAGAAGAATTTCGATAAATAAGTTGTGTAAGAGAATTTGGCTTTACCCCTATAAGCAAGCATATGTCTGCATATAAGGATGCGTCATCTAATAATTTTGATTTTGCCTCTTTGGTTAATTGCCTTGCCATTTGTTTTATTTTGTATTTTTATTTCGTAGTAATAGAACAAAGCTATACATTTTGTATTTACAAAACAATACATAAATAGTTAAAGGTTTGTTAATGAATATTGAAAATATTTTATGATAACAGGGAAAGATTTTAGGCGTGCAATTAAGATAAAGGGCCTTACTATGGAAGAGGCAGCAAGTAAAATAGGAATGACAAGAGCGAATTTGTATTCATATACAAACCGGGCAGAATTAGAGAACGATTTTGTTCAACTTGTAAATACAAAACTTGACATTAGGCTAACCGAAAAGCTGGAAATTGATATGGGATTAGAAGATTTATTTCAGCAAATAGTGGAGACCAAAGCTTTAAGTCTGGTTAACAAAACTATTTTGATTCGAATTTTGGCAAAACTGGAAGATACTGATCCCCTTGTTTTAGATACTCAAATTCGTTTAATGTATTCTGATAATATAAAGGCACTGAAAAACGAACTCGAAAAGAAGTAATGCACTTTTTAAATGAGTTTTTTTTTGATTTTTTTTTCTTAGACATAGCAAGCTGTTTTTTTAAGATTAAGAAAAACAGGCGTTCGGTAACAGCTTTTCAAAAAAATTGGAAGTGAAGTGCGTGAAGTTAGTAGGGTTATTAGCAAAAAACAACTAAAATATTTAGATTTTATAACATTTAATAATAAAAACCTACACTTATGGAAGGATCAATTATCGCAGCCGTTATATTCGGCATATTTGTATTTGCAATTGCTGTACTTCTAACCAGGTCAATATTCAGGATTGACACGATCGTAAAGAACCTCCAGGCGCAAACAGAATTGCTTTCTCTTATTGCACATAAAAATGGAGTTGATACAGACCGCATTAATTCTATATCTGCAACAGTAAAAGGTAAAACGTATAAGCCTAAATTAAGCCAGCCAACTAACAATGAGCCATTATCATAATGATAAAAAAATTATCAATTTGATAATGGCTCAGTAAAATATGACACCGTCAAATTTAATTACAACAGGAGCAGGATATGAAGTTTCAACGATTTCGTACTCAAGGCTTTCGTTATCCGACATAAATAACAGATTTTAAAATTTTAAAAAGAACATTTATGACAATCTATTTGTATTCAGCTTCTCAAAAAGACGGACAGCGTATTTTCAATTTTATTAAAACCATAGACATTGATTTTACGCCAAGTGTGGGCTTCAAATATTTTGACAAAGAGAACAAAATCGTTTATTCCATTACGTCTATTTTCTTTACAGACAAACAAATATCTGCTGTAATTGAACCTCTTGACAATAGTAGACTGGAGCCAACAGAAATGCTTTTTTATCCAATTAAATAATCAAACTCGATCCTGTTAATAATTGACTGCTCCAATTTTTTTATTTCAGTTAATAACTCTGATACTTGAGACTTAGTAAGATTTGCAGACAAAACAAAGCTATTAGCATCTTCAATTTTCATTATGACTTGTTGAATTGCTTGTTCAGGCATATGACATCTTTATCCCAAAACTACACAAAAAACATAATGATAAAAAAATTATCAAATAGTAAGCAGGATATTTGGGATAAAAGAATGCTGTTGCTGTTGGCTGAGGCACTGGCGAAGCGTATTGCTGATAGTGATGTGGATTGGTGCGAAAAGATAGGAGCCTACAGCAGCAATGCCAGCATGGTGAAAGCCGGGAAAAGAGGATTTACTATTAAGAATATGGTTGCTGCAGCCAGGCTGCATAATACTTCACTTGACTGGATCTGCGGGTTAACGGATATTAAGATAAAGAATGTTTCTAAGACTTCCGGGATTGAGTTAATTGAGGAAGGGTTAAGGTTGCTGAAAAAATAGAAAAGGGTTAATTAGTTTTTATTAATCTCAACCCCAATTCCGGGATAAACCAGGTTGTTATTTTATTTCTTTTGATCCAATTGTTTACAACCTGCTTAGTTACGCCTTTTTGAGATGCGTAGCGGGTAGGAGTTACCCAAACATCTGTATCAATTATAATTTTCATAAAAAAATGGGCAGGCTATTAACCTGCCCCAAACCCGCAGACTTTGCGGGAACTGCGAGTTAAGCAATTTGACTTTCTATTCCATTTAAATAAAAAGCATAAATTTTATTTCCTCTTTTGTAAACCTGCTGCACATTAGAATTGTTTAAAGCATCTGAAATAATTTGCTTTTTGCTTTTACCTAATTTACATGAAACCCATCCGGTTCTTACTACATTTCCAAATTGACCGTTTCCTTTTGTAGAGAAGATTGGGTTTACAGCTGTTGTTTGAAATAAAGTGTTCATTTTGCAAAGTTTTTATTGTTGTTTTAGCGTTATTGCTAATCTGATGTAAATATACAAATTGTTTACTGAATAAACAAATATTTTCCAAAGTTTTTTAAAATGAATTTCTGATTTTACCCTAAAAGTTCTTTGAATTTTTTATGTAAATGCGGGTTGCTGATTTTGGCATATACTTTCGCTACTATCGCTGTATCACCAATAGCCTGGGCAACCTCGTCAATACTGAATCCTTTTTTAATAAGAAGCATTGCGTAGCTATGCCTGGAAGAATGATAAGAGATATCTTTGTTAATACCCACTAAAGAAAACAGTTCTTTTATATACTGCCGTATTTTATCCTCACTGAGATGTAAAGGTTTGTCTTTTATATACTCGAGCACTTCAGCAAGCCGCGAAAATATTGGGGTAGAAACAATGGCTTTGTTTTTCTTTGCCTGGAGAATTAAATTTCCGTCCTGCACGTTTTTTTTATAATCAAAAGACTTAGCGTCGCTAAGGCGGTAACCTGTCAGGCAACTGAGTATATAATAATAACCTGCAAGCTTATGACCCGGCTTTTCAATAATTTTCACCAGGTCAAACAGTTTATTTATTTCTTCCTCGGTAAGGTACTCGCTTATTTTTTGCGTATACCGCGGCCGCTTGTATCCTGCAAACTGTTCCTTTTTGATTAAGCCGGCAACGGCAGCTTTATTAAATATTCCTACGAGCAAACTCATATTACTCAGTACGGTATTGCTATGCAGCCCTTTGGACCTTAACCATGCCTCAAATTCGCCTAACCAGGTTATTGATATTTCCCGAAAGGTCGCACCCTCTTTGAAATATTCAATCTTACCTGCCATTACCTTGTAATGTTTAAGCCGTCCCTCTGTGAGCCTCCCTTTAAGCAGCTTAACCTGGTCAAAAATAAAATCCGTGATTAGTATTTGTTTTCCCTCTTTCTGACCCTTGGCTATTTCACCCAGTCGTTGCTTTGAGATAGAAGCGTTCTCTCTTATAGCTTCAATTAATCGTTTTTCAATTTCATTTCTTTGTTTGTTGAGAAGATCCGAAAATACTTTTCTGTTAGGATGCTTAACAATAACACCATTGTCCCAAAATTCTTCCTTAAGTTTAATACTTGCAGGTGCGTAAGCCTTCTTTCTATTATATATTACCTGCAGATTTAACTTGTGAAGACCGCTCTTATCAGCATAGGGATGAAGCACCGGGGTGATTGAATACTGCAT